TCATGCGTCCTCCTTGGCCGTGTCGGCCTGCTCGGCTTGGCGGCGCAATTCATCGCGCACCATTTTCAGCTCCTTCAGGGTCCAGTGATTGTCACCGCGCCCCTCTGCCTTATCGATCAGCAGGGTTAGCAATCCGGCTCCTTTCACGACATCCCGGCGGGCGAGGGAGGTGGCGGGCGTCGTGCTAAGCAGTGCCTCTTGCTCAGCCTCGAATGCCTCGTATTCATCCCGATTGATGGTGACAATGAAATCGCCGCTCCACTCCTTCCCGGCGCGGCGATGTATCTCCTCCAGAATTTCGTGGGTTGCGGGCGCCCTGGTAATCTGCTCCACATGCGCCGCCAGGGCGTCGCGCTCGGCGGCTGCTGCCTCTGCCTCGCGCAGCCGGGCGATCAGGGCGAGGATGGCGTCAGGATCGGTGGCGGCGATGAACTGCGTGTTCGCCGCCGCCTCCTCGTCGGAGCCGGGCGGACCGATGAGGTGTGCTGCTCGGCCGCCGGCGTTGACCACTGGCGATCCGTCCTCGGCCATGCTCCAAGGCCCAGGCGTCGCCGCCTGGGCCAGCGCCTCCAGCTTGTCGATGTCGATGCTCATGCGGCGGTCTCCTCCGTCGGGCCGGCCTCCCGGCGAATGTCGTTACCGACGATGGTGGCGATATTGGCGGCCTGCTCCTTGGGATCGCCGCCCATCTTGTCCCAGTCGAAGATGCCGTTGCGCAGCGCATCGGCGACCCGGGCGCACGCCTCCTGCTGCCACTCTGCGCGCAGCGTCATGATGGGTGTCTCGAACTTGGCGAGACGGTCCAGTAGCTCGCGCTTCTCGTTCTCCAGCTCGGCGTTGCGCTCGGCCAGCTGCTCGTATGCGGCATCGGGTGCCTGTGTCTCGGCGGTTGCGGTCATGCGTCTCTCCCTGGCATGAAAAAGCCCCGGCGCTGCCGAGGCCTTGGAATCAATGCCCCATCTCGGAGGGGTGGCCGGTCAGCGCGCACGCCTGCCGCGGCGCGGTACGCCCGGCCCGACACTCCAGCCCCTATGCTGGAATGGTGACGGGGTAGGGCGGGGAGGCGGTCGTGTGCTGGCTGCGGGTGGTTACTGGCGCCACCGCCCGCTGGGCTGATTCGGTTAGCTGACGCGCAGCGACGGCTTGCCCGCGTCGAGGTGGCAGCCCGGCACGTCCTCGCCGCCCTTGAGCGCGTCGAGGATCAGCTTCTTGTCGGGGCTGGTCGTGGTCTTGGTGACGAGGTAGTCATCCGGCAGCGCGTCAGCGTCGTCGATGGCCGCCACCGGCCGGCCGGCGGCACGGGTGATGGTGAACAACTGGCGCTTGACGCTCTTGCGCTCGGTCGCCTCCATTGCCCACAGTACGCGGTCTTTGCACGCCTGGGCGTTACGCTCAAACGCCTTGGCGCGCTCGGTCAGGCGCTTGGCCTCAGCCTTGCAGGCTTCGGCGTCGGCCTCGAGCTGCCGCGAGACGATGATGGTCGCCTCGATCTTGTCCTCGAGCTGCTCGCTGGTGGCGTCCAGAGTGTCGGCCAGCGCGGCGGCGAAGTCCTCGTCGTTGCCGGCGTCCATGTCGGCGAGCTGTTGAAACTCGGTGGTCAGTGCGTAGAGAGATGACATGCCGGATCCTCCAGAAGAAAAGGCCGCTCGATGGCGGCCTTGTGATACGTTAATCTCGTGCTAGAACGGGATCTCGTCGTCGAAGTCTTCGGGAGCTCCCGGTGCAGGGCCGCCCGGATCCGGGGCGCCGTAGCTGAATCCTCCGCCCTGCTGCTGAGGAGCGCCCTGCCCGGCAGGCGCGCCGCCAGCCATCTTGGCTTCGACCTCGGCCTTGTTGCCGTGCGGGTTGGCCGCGAACTGTCCGGCCCAGTACTCCTTGCTTTCCGGCCCCTTGCCCTCGCGATGCTCGCCGATGGTGATACCTGACTTGGCCGACATGATGGCCTTGACGTCGAAGCCGAACCCGGGCTTGTCGCTGTTGGTCTTGGGGAAGTAGCGCACCTCGAGAGCCAGCGCCACCTTGCGCCCCACCAGCTCGGGGCACGTCACTTCCTGTCCCTTCTGCACCCGCGACAGGCTCTGTGCCCCGGTGCAGCCCATCAGCGCCTGAATGCGCTCCTCGCCGAACTGGAGCGGCTTGCCTTCCTTGTCCTTGAAGATGAGGTTGATGTAGTTGGCCTTCTTGCCTTGCTCGGTTTCGAAGTCGAACTGGAGGAACTCGGCCCGGCTGTTATTGGCCAGCGTCCAGCGGGCGGCGGTGATCGTGCCTCGCACCACCGCGCTCTCCAGCAAGTATTCGCTGCTACCGCCGTCAGCCGCGGCAGCCTGGTCCTCGTTGTAAGTGAATGCGGTGGTCATGATGCCTGCTCCTGTGCTTGCGGGGCGGTGATGCCGTAGTAGTCCACAACGAGGCGGTCTACTTCGGCGAGGTCGTTGTCGATGGTGTCGGTGTCGAATAGCCCCATGGGGGCCTTCACGGTGTCGCTGCCGTTGTTGACGGTGCGGAACTGGTACTGGCCGTCGTTGACCTGCGTGCGCAGGACGGTGGTGAACAGCCCCTCGAGGGTGATCTTCTCGTCGAGCATCTTGCCGATCGTCTTGATCTTGGTGCGGCCGTAGTCGTCGTCCTGCGTGTGGCTCAGGATGTAGACCCGGACGTGCGCCGGCAGGGCCGACAGGGCGTTGATCACCTCCCAGGCGTGGCGGGCGATCTCGGTGAACTTCTCGAAGCCCTTCTCCTCGCTGCGGCGCATGAACTCGTTGGCCATGATGTACTGGAAGTCGTCAATGACGATGACCTCCTTGCCGTTGGCGACCGCCTGGCGCGCCGCCTGGATGATCTTGCCCCAGGCATCTGTGGTGAATTGACTCCAGCCTGCCGCACGGAACGGCAGGGGCTTCTCGGTCGCCTTGATCAGCGCCACGCTCGATGGGTCGAGATTGCGCAGGCTTGCGGTCTTGCCGGTGCCAGACTGGCCCAGGATCAGCGTCGTAATGCTCATGCGGCCACCTCCGGCGCGTCCTGCGCGCTCATCATCTCGCCGCGCTCATAGTCGAGGCGCTCCCGCTCGAGCGCATACTCATCGCTATCCATGTCGCCCTGCGACCACTGATCGTTCAGCGCGGCGATTGCCTGTTCGTAGCTCATGGGTGATACTCCTCTCGATTCGTTGTGCGGATCATCCGGCCCGCTCACCTGTGCCAGCAGGTAGCGGGCCTTCTCATTTCTCGCCGCGGGCTTCGCGGAACGGGTGCGCCTCGCGAATCAGCTCCTCAACATCGACCTGGAACTGATGGGTGACGCTGCCGCCACCCCACGGCTTCGGCCCTGCCAGCCTGTGGCCTGTCGATTCATCGCCGATGCTGAGGCACGGCCCTTCCGGCCCTGAGATGACCTCAATCAGCACCTTGCCTGGTGCCAGCTCGCTATCGCTCATGCCGCCTCCTTCGCCCACTGCCGGGCCGCGCCCTTCACGTCGTCCTCGCCCAGCCGATCCACGATCATGTGGTAGAGCGTCTCGCGGTTGTCCTCGTCGGCCAGCCAGTCCACGAACTGCTCGGCGGCGGCTTCGTCCTCGCCAACGGTCAGTGCTTCAATGCGCTGCTCGGCCGGCGTATCGGGCTGGTCGCTGTGGAACTGCGGCCAGTGCTGGCGGGTGCTGTTGATGTCGATGGCTGCGCTCATGCGGCCTCCCTGCTGACGCGGTTGGCGGCGATCCAGGCGGCGAGCTTGTCGCGCTGCTGGGCCAGGGTGCATTCGTGCTCGGCGATGAACTCGGGTGTCATGCCCTCGGCGGTGTCGTTACCCTTGGGGTCGATCGTCGCCCAGCTCAGGTAGGCGTCGGCCGGCGGGCGGCCAGGGAAGAAGGCCGTGACGGTCGAGCGCGTATGGCCGGTGGCGTCGAACTCGACGTGGTGCTTGATGCTCCATCCGGTCTGCCCCCGTCCGGCGGCGGCCAGCGACTGGATGCTGGCCAGCAGGGCCTGCTGTTCAGTGGTGATCATCGGATTGGCTCTCCAGTATCTCGCGGGCAGCGTCCGACACGGTGTCGGGCGTCAGCTGCTCGGCGGTGAGGCGGTACAGGCGGCCGTCGAGCTGCACGATGTCGGTGCCGCCGGCGGCGAGTAGGTGGTCGATGGCTTGGCGGGCTGCTGCTTCGTTCATATCAGCGCCTGCCCATTTCTCGTTCTGCCCAGTGCGGCCCGATGATCGGGCGGCGGGCCTGGCGCTCGCTCTCGGCGAGCCGGCGCTGCTTCTCTCGCCACTCGCGCCGCTCCAGCCAGACACCGAGCATCACGAATGCGCCGATCACGATCAGGCAGCAGAGGAGTAGGGCGAGGGCAATGGTGTAGCCGCCCTGGGCGAGGTTCTGGATGAAGTTGTCGGTCGGTGCGTTCATGATGCTCTCCGTGAGACGGTGGTGATCTTCGGCTTGTCGATGCCGGCCTTGTGGGCCGCTCTCAGCGCTTGGCGTCTGCTGCCGAACGGTGAGCCCGGCAGATCGCAGCGCGGCGTCAGGCGGCCGCTGTGGCGATCCCAGGCGATGTATCGAGAGCTCATGAGTCCAGCTCCCACGGATCGGCCAGCTCTCGCTCCAGCCGCTTCTCGTCGAGGTAGTGGTCCAGCTCGATGCGTCGGCTGCTGGCCGCCAGTGCGTCGTCGATCTCGCGCTCGCGCTCTTTCGGGGTCTTGGGCAGAAGGGTGTCCATGGCGATCTCCATGTCGTGGGCGCGGCCCGTCGTGGCGAGCCCGCAGGCAGAAAAAAGCCGCCCGGAGGCGGCAATGCAGGGAATTGGGGATGCGGTAGGCATCGGGGAGGACTCGACCTAATCCAGTGCTCGCGAGACGTGTTTCAGTCGAGCCCTCTCCGATGGGCAGATATTCTCAGCGTCTGCCTGCGCTCTGTGCCGCACTGAGCAGCGGATCGCTGTGCCGGCCTGCCCCGGCTGCCTCACCACTTCGCAGGTGACGCGCTCCGCGCTACGCTGAAGCTTCCACACAGCAACGCAGCGAAAGAGGTTGATATGCCGAAGTTTGTTGTTCGGGTTGAGCTTCGTGGCGCCACTTCTGAGCACTACGAGGAGCTTCACGAGAAGATGCAGCGCCGAGAGTTCAGCCGAGAGGTGGTCGGCTCCGATGGAGGCAAGTACCGCCTGCCTGATGCTGAATACGTCGCAGAGAAGCCGGCCACTGCCTACCAAATCAGGGAAGAGGTTCGCGCTGTCGCTGATAGCGTTGTGCGCACCAGCTTCATCCTCGTGACTCAGGCGGAAGAGCTGAGCTGGGTCCTGGAGCAGGCCTAGAGCTGTTAGGCATACCGATCGATCAGAGGCATGATCTCGTCAGCCTCGATCTCTGCTTCTTGGCGGAGGCGCCTCGCTTCCGCCTCAAGCTCTCGGGCCCGAGACAGCTTGCTTCGCCACCCCTTGAGAAGTTTGGCGACACGGCGTCGGGCCACCGCGCCTTCTGAAATACAACCGCCCGCTTTAGGCCCCGAGCTGCCGCCAGCCTGATGAGTACCTTCGCCGGCCGCCCCAAGAGTTCGAATCTCGGCCGCCAGGCAAAACAGGTCGCTCGCGTATACCGGGTCGCCGTTTTCAGCCCTGTCCTCAATGGCTCTGGCCACCCGCTCCCGGTACTCGGGAATGATCGCGCTCGGGTCCACCTCGATCTTTAGTCGTGATTCTTGCTGTGCTTCGCTCATGGCGATGTCTCCTGGTTGGCTATAGGCGATTCAGGGCCACCAAGCGTGGCGTCCTGTCGTGCCAAATCTGGTCCAATGCAACCCTCTCGATCCCGTCTTTGGCCTCCCGCTCAGCCATCTCGATGAGGCTGCTGGCCGGCTTCGGCAGCCACGAGCAGGTCGAGAACGTGCCTTTCCACCATGCATACTCCCCGCTCTTGTTGCGCCGAGTGGCTGAGTAGAAATACGTCCGCTTGATCATGTCGCTGTCTCCTGTCATCCGTCAGCACCCTCGTCGAAGGCGCTGGTGGATGCAGCCCCTGGTGCGGCAGGGGCTGCCGGTATCGGTCTCTCACGCAGCGCGGCATCGCTCTCTGCCGACGCTCAGCGGGGTCTACCCGCCTCTTGCGCCACGCCAGGGGCTGACCGTCTCCGGTGTGTCCTGGCGCCCCGCTAGGGCCGCTGCGCTCGCCAGCGCGGCATGTTGCCGGCTGTCGCCCCTTGTACCCGGGGAGGGAGTGATAGGTTGGAAAAGAGCTGGCTGTTGTCCGGTCAGCCTCCGGGTCGGTGGGGCGCTGTGCCCGTCGACGCTTCAAAATATAGGCATACCTGTTTTTGGGGTCAACAGCTTTTCCTATATTTTTTATAGGAAAGCCGCTATGTGATTGATTTGCCTTTATCAGCAGGCAACAAAAAACCCGCCTCGGTGGGCGGGTTATTGGGGAAGGCAGGTCTAGCTGCTGGGCTGAGCTGTCTCTGGTTGAGCTTCAGGCTCAGGCTGGCGGGGCGGCAGTCGGTCTAGGATCGCGGCCTGCGTCTCTTGGATTGATTGCTGGGTGGCTTGGATCGATTGCAAAGCGCTGCTCGTGTCTGAGCGCTCCTGGTCGGCTCGATCGACATTCTGCCGGATCCAGGCCCCTTGCTCAGAGATAGTGTTATCCATCGAGGTCTGCATGAGGGCGACAATTCCGGCAAACCCCAGCACTGTCGTCAGCACCGCTCCCCAGACATGCTTGCGAAGGCTTTTGTTGTCAGCATGAAGGGCGTCTACGCGATCGTCGAGCTTTTGAAAGTCTTGGCTCATGCGGCCTTCAGCCTGCTCAGCTTGGCGCTCCATTCGGGCGATCAGGTCGCGGTTGCGCTCATCCGCTTGCTCATTGAACCGCTGCATAGCCTCCATGCGGGCGTCGAGCTTCTTCTCTATACCCTCAATGTGGCGATCAGTGGCATTCATCGGAGCATCCTCATGCGTTGCTCGGCGCTTTTTTGGCACGGCATCGCGCGCGACAAAAGCTGCCAGCCTAGCGAGCTCGTCATCTTCTTGCTGGATCTCAGCCTGCTCACCTATGAGTGTACGCTTAATAGGCATCGCATCGCCATTACTGAGATCAGCGATCATGCGCTGCCAGTCAGGTGTCACCATCATTTGCTGGCTCCTCGCCCCCTTCCTGCGCTTGCTGCTCGTCTTCGAGCTTCTGAAGATACCTTTCAAGCGTGGGAGGCAGGAAGCTCATGGTGTATCCACAAAGGTGGCAGGTAATTAGATCCATGAAGTATGCCTGCTCAAAGTCTTTTTTTTCGGTGTTGAAAATTGTAAAGGCATACCTTAGCGGCTTTGCGCGAAGCTGATGCAAAAAAGAGTCTTCGCTTTGACAGAATGGACAAACCATCCTTGGGCGCAGCTCTCGAAGCCTTTTGGTAGCCGCAAACGTAGCATCAGCGTCAAGTGGCTGCTCTTCTTCGGCCATTATGCCTCCTGGGGCGGTCAAGATTTCTAATGCAGGCTATGCATAATAGGATAAGGATCAATCGAAATTCTCCCACCAAAAGACCCTGCCGAGGATCCTTGGCGCATCCGGGTCGCCCAGGCTGTAGACCTCCTCCGGGTACTCGTCGCTGTTCTCGCTGACCACACGCACGCGGTTGAGCGGCATGCGGTAGAGGCGCTTGATGCGCAGCATGCCGCCGTGATCCAGGGCGTAGACCTTGCCGTCGATGATGCCGCGACAACCCTTGTCGATGCCGATCGTGGCGCCGTCGGTGATCGCCGGCATCATGGAATCGCCCTTGGCGATGGCCAGGGCTGCATTATCCGGCTGGACGCCGGCCCGGGAGAGGCGGGGCAGGCTGAAGCGCTCCTCGGCGCCGTGGTTCTCGATGACCTGTGTGCAGCCGTCGCCGGCCGAGAACTCTACCTCGCGGAACATCGGCAGCATCACCTCGTCGGGACGAAGCGGCTCGTCGCCCTCGATCAGCTCGTGGTCGATCATCTCGGCGTTGCCGTCTACGGCGCGGCGCGGCTTCATCTGCGTGACGTTGCCTTCCATCTCGCCGTTGCCAGTGGCCAGCCAGTCGGCATTCACGCCACACACGCGGGCGATCTGCACGAGGTAGGCGCTCGAGCGGGAATCTCCCTTCTCAAGGCCTGAAATGGTGGCCTGCTTTACGCCTACCTCATCCCCCAGCTGACGCTGAGTTAAGCCGGCTTTCTTGCGGGCCCGGCGCACCCGATCTCCGATGCTCATGCCACCGAAAGATATAGGCGCACCTATGGCGTTGCAAAAAGGACTTCCTGTCTCTATTGTATAGGCATTCCTGTTTTCTAAGGCGAGCAGCATGGAAACTCCTATTTCCCGACTCATCAAGCACTTCGGCACCCAAGAGCGCACAGCGGAGGCGCTGGGCGTCAGCCAGGCGAGTGTGTCCGGCTGGGTCAGCGGAAAGCACGGCATGTCCGCGCTGCACGCCATGAAGGCTGAGAAAGCGACCGACGGCGAGATCCTTGCCGTCGATCTGTGTCCTGGTCTGGCCGGCGTTGCCGCCTGACCACACCCACCAGATTAGAGACAGGCGATCCATATGCCCACGTCCAGCACCAGACACCCGAGCCGCGACGCCCTGATGCGTGATGCCCTTGGACAGCTCAAGGAACAGCGCGGCCTCTCGACCGAGCGTTTCTCCCGGACCTTGAACAGCCTGGCGCACTCCCTGTGCCCGGCGAAGACCGAGGACATGCCGTGCCTGTCCTCCTTCACCGAAGTCACCGAGGACTACGACCACGCGGTCATGAGCTGGAACAAGCGCGTCCAGCGGTGGGCGAGTGGGGCGGTGGAGTTCCCGGCTTGGCTGGAAGAGCCGTGGGTCATGGCGCTGGAGCAGCACGGCGACGAGATGACCCGCATCGAGCTGGCTCGCCGGCATGGCTTCCTTGGCGTTCGCCGGCCGCAGAAGGGTGAGACCCCGGCCTGCGCCTTCGCCGCTCTGGCCGCCGTCAGCCGCGAGACCGGCGACATGATGGGCTCCTACACCGGTCTGCTTGAGGACGGCCTGCTGGACGAGAAGGACGCCGAGGCAGCACCGGAAGTGCTCAAGGACATCGACAACGCCATCGCGGCGCTGATGGGGACGCGCGAGCTGATCAAGCAGCGCGTGATGAAGCCGTCGCTTCAGGTTGTGGGCGACTGAAACGAAAGAAGCCCCGGGAGGCTACCAACCAATCCCCGGGGCTTCTGTGTTCACCAACACGAGGTGATGACATGAGCTTAAACCAGGAATACCGCCCGGTCCAGAAGGGCGAGGTTTACCTCCTCGGGAATCTGGCAATGCCCGGCATGTACAAGATCGGCCACACGCAGCGCAGCCTGGAGACCCGAATAGCGGAGCTCTCCCGCAGCACGTCTGTGCCGCGCCCGTTCTACCTGATCGTGGCGCTGCGCAGCTATCAGCCTCGACTGGTAGAGATGCAAGTGCATGCCCGCCTACAGGCTTATCGGGCCAACCAGGCGCGCGAATTTTTCGAGTTTCCTGACGATCGCGAGGCGGCCATCGCATTCCTGACGCAAGTCGTCGACTCAGGCGTCTATGAGCCCGTGACGCGCCGTCCGCAAGTGGCACCGGCCCCCGAGCCGGTGCCCGTGCTCAGCGAGGAAGAGCAGCGCGACCGGGATGCAGCCAGGTTCCAGAGAAATTCTGATGCGATCCAGAGCTTAAGAGCCCTTCTGGACAACGGAGGTGCGCAATGAGCAACCTCGCCTACCTCCCGGGCCATGAGCCGGAGCCGGCGTCCGCTGATGCTCCAAGGGGCCCTCAATTGGAAAACGGCTACGTCCGTATCAGCCACGAGGTCATGCGCGCCTTGGGACGTGCCCGCCTTCGCGGGTCCGAGTACCCCGTCGTGCTATTCGTCATCGACGAGACCTGGGGCTGGCACGTCAAACACAAGATCCTGCGCACCAACTACATCGCCAAAGAGCTTGGCATCCCGGTGACCAAGGCGTCAGAGGCCGTGGCTGAATTGATCCGCCGTGGCGTGCTGTACCGCGTCGGCGACAGCCAAGGGCCCATCGGATTCAACAAGCATCACGACCAGTGGAAGGCCAAATCCAGCGCTTCCAAAACCGTGAAACGGCCCGATCCAAAATCGGGAATGATTCACGAAAATGGTGAACGAATCGTTCACGAAAATGGTGAACAAACCACTCACCAAAACCGTGAATCTAATAAAGATAGGAAAGATAGGAAAGATATAACCCCTCTGTCGGACCAGTCCGACGGCGAGGTCCAGCACGACCTTGAAAAACTGTTCGATCGTTTTTGGCAGGCCGGCATGCGCAAGGACGGCAAGATCCCCGCCAAGGAAAAGTTCTTCCGCCTGGTGTCTGGCCATGCTGACCCCGAGGGGTTCACCGAGGGCCTGATCAACGACATCAAGATTCGCCTGGAGGCCGGCGTTCCCGGATTCAGCAAGCTCCACCCGAAGACTTACCTCAACCAGAAGCGCTGGCTCGACGACCTGCCCGAGCGCTGCCCGCACGCCGCGATCATCCAGGCCTGGAATGAGGAACTGCCGGCGCACATCGAGAAGCTAAGCGCTGAGGACTGGACGCCCGAAAGCAACGCATTCCAGACCCTGGCCGCCTCATGGGAAACGTTCAAAACCAAGCCGCGTGCCGCCACCGGGAAACCGGTCTTTACCGAAGAGGCCGAGGGCGTCGCCTTCTACCGCGAAGTGTTCCGTCGGCTGGCCAAGGTTGCTCGCATTCAAACCGAAGACGCCGCCCGCTGGTGCCGCCTGTCCTGGGTCGCCCAGAAGGACGTGACCGTGCAGATTTTCAAGGGAGAGATCGCATGATTTTCAGCTCCGAAGCCGAAACCAGCCTGATCGGCTCATGCCTGCTGGGCCCCGAGCAAATCGACGCGGTGTCCGACATCGTGTCCACCGAAGACTTCTACCTGCCGCTGCACCGCACCATGTGGGACACCTTGCAGCGCCTGGCCATGTCCGGGGAGGTGGATGTCGTAACCCTGCACGACCACATGTCCGATCAACAGGAAGCCTACGGCGGCCTGGCCGGGCTGGCCGAGATGGCGCGGAACACGCCGAGCGCCGAGAGCGCCCGGCTCTACGCTACCGCCGTGCGAGACAAGGCGCAGCGCCGCCGGCTGCAAATCTCCCTCGAGGAGCTGTCGAGCCGCCTGGAGTCGCCCCATTCCGAACTGCCCGAGCTGATCGATCAGGCGCAGTCCAAGCTGGCCGGCGTGATGGGCGAGCGTGCCAGCAAGGTGAAGCCGGTCGGCGACTGGCTGAACAGCTGGGTCGACGAGCTGGACGCCCGATTCAATGGCCAGATCGACCCGATGGGCGTGCTGTTCAATATCCCCGAGCTGGACGCCAAGACCAGCGGCATGCACCCCGAAGACCTGATCATCGTCGGCGGCGAGTCCGGCATGGGCAAGACCGTGGTGGCCGCGCACATCCTCGACAGCGTGTGTCTTCGCCAGCACAAGCCGGCGGTGATGTTTCAGCTCGAGATGCGCAAGGAGCAAGTGTTCAACCGCGTCATGGGCTCGCATACCGGCGTCAAGCTGGACGCGCTCAAGGATCCGCAGCGGCACATGGACGGCGAAGGCTGGGACAAGCTGACGGCCGGCGTCTCCGCTGCCAAGGAAGCCGGCCTGGTAATCGACGACCGTCCCGGGCTGACGCCAACCCAGATGCGCGCCGCTGCCAAGCGGTGGAAGGAGCATTACGGCGAGCTGGGCTGCGTGATCATCGACCACGCCGGCATCGTCCAGCCGGACGACAAGAGCATCCCCCGCGAGCAGCAGATGGCCGAGGTGTCGAAGGCCGCCAAGATCCTCGCCAAGGAGCTGTCCTGCCCGGTGATCCTGCTGGCTCAGATCAACCGCGAGAACACCAAGCGCGGCGACAAGCGGCCGGTGATGTCGGACCTGCGCGAGTCCGCATCTCTCGAGCACAACGCCGACATGATCCTGTTCATCTACCGCGAAGCGAAGCACGACCCGGGATGCGCCTATCCAGGCATCGCCGAGCTGATCGTGGCCAAGCAGCGCGATGGCGAGGTGGGCACCGTCAATGTGGTGTGCGACCTCAGCCGATCACAGCTCAAGCCGGCCACCGCCGAGAACGTCTCCGACTACCACCGCGAGTTTCCGCCCCAGCCGGCCCCGGCCGCCGAACCTGCTCGATTCGCCGTATAGGAGGGCATGACCATGGCCACAGTGATCCACCTGGCGCCGCGCCGCGGCCGCCGCCTCGACAACCCGCACAGCCAGCTGGGCCGGACCTACCTCGTGCTCCGTGACGCCGCCGGCTGGCTCCAGCTCCACGAGATCGCCGATGCCATCCTCGAGCGCTTCGGCCAGCAGGACAGCCACGCCGCCATCTCGGCGCGGATCCGCGAGCTGCGCGGCTACGGCCAGACCATCGCCAGCCAGGAGGTGCCGGGGGATGCCAGCACCCGGCCGCACGAGTATCGGCTGTATGTCGTCGAGGGCGGCGGATCGGGAGGTGCTGCATGAGCATGAAATGGACCCCGAGGCATAGCCGTTCACTGGCCAGCCTGCTGCACGCCGGCTGCTCCACTGCCGAGTGCGCCGAGGCGCTGGAGGTATGCGAGACCACCATTCGGCGCCACCGGAAGCGTCGTGTGGTGCAGGATCGCCTGGGCGCGCTGCGAGCGAAGGACCTCGCTGACGAGTACTACGAGGGTGTGGCCGCTGTCAGCGAGGACGAATGCCCCTATCACGGCGCCGCAATCACTGCCCGCTGCTGGTGGATGGCTGGATTCCATGACGCGCAGAGGGGCATGGCATGAACCGCGAACTGACCTACCACATCAAGGGCCTGGGCGACGTGCGCAGCAAGATGCAGCTCGTCTGGGAGATGGTGAACAAAGGGCTCCAGGCCGGGGCGGTCGAGGTGGTGCTGCGCCGGCCGAGCGAGATTCGCAGCCTGAGCCAGAACGCCAAGCTCTGGCCGATGCTCGAGGACGTGGCCACCCAGCAGCAGCTCGTCATCGACGGCGCGCTGGTCTGGGCGACTCGCGAGGACTGGAAGGACGTGTTCACGAGCGCGCTCAGCCGTCACCAGCGCATGGCCCAGGGCATCGACGGCGGCATGGTCGTGCTCGGCATGCGGACCAGCAAGATGCGCAAGCAGGAGTTCAGCGACCTGATCGAGCTGATCTACGCCTACGGCGCCGAGAACGGCATCCAGTGGAGCGAGAAGGCCCAGGCGGTGTTCGACACCTATCGCGAAGTGCAGGAGGCGGCATGAAGCGCACCGGCCCGATCAAGCGGAAGACCCCGATCCAGAACCGCAGCGAGCTCAAGACCAAGGCGCCGATGAATCGCAAGCGGGAGAAGCGCAGCGCGCCACGGCGGCAGGCGGCCAACGACAACCGGTGGCGCAGCGAGACCTATCTGGCGTGGGTCCGCCAGCAGCCATGCGCCCGCTGTGGGGCGCCGGCGGACGACGCGCACCATGTGATTGGGCTTGGCTGGCAGCTATCTGGCATGGGGCTGACGGCTCCCGACAATTTCGCGCTCCCGGTCTGTCGGTCCTGTCACCAGGACGTGCACCGTCTGCCCGAGCTGCAGCGGTATCAGCCCAACTGGCTGCGCTGGACGATCGCCCGGGGCGTGCGCCAGTTCGGCGGCGACATCGGCCAGGCCCTGCGCGAGGCGTGGGCCTTCATCGACGAGAAGGAGCAGGCGGCATGATCACCATCTCAAGCAAGGCGGGGCGTCGGCTGGCCAAGGCCGGCGCCAATTGGGAGAGGCATCACGCCACCATGGCGCGCGGGGTATACGGGTATGTGCCGGAGCCGGACAGCCACAGCCACGTCATCATGAGCCCCGGGGAGGGACTCGCTAAGGAGGCGTCGAAGGAAGAGCTTGAGGCCGCCGCCCTTGAGGTCGCCCGCGAGCTGATCGCCAACCGGATGCATCTTCAGGAGGGTGACTGATGCACCTGTTCGTCGAGTACCTGGGGCCCAGCACCAACGCCATCTATGCCGGCGTCCACTGGGCAAAGCGGAAGAAGGCCAAGGATGACGCCTGTCGCGCCACCCTGGCCGCCGTCCGCGCTGCCGACATCCAGCCGGTGGCAGGGCGGGTCGATTTGGTCTTCCGTCCGCGGCTGGGCAAGGGCGTGCGCCGCCGAGACACCAGCAACGCCAGCATGACGGCCAAGCTCCTCGAGGACGCCCTGGTCAAGGCTGGGGTGCTGGCCGACGACACCGAGGCCCATGTCCGCCGGGTGATCCTCGAGCCCGCCGAGATCGACCGCCAGGCGGTGACCGGAACCACCATCGAGATCATCGAGCTGGATGACGAGGAATATCCGCTCCAGGGGATGGGCGGCGGTTTATCCCCTGTGGCGGATGCGGGGAATCGAAAGGCAGAGCGGGCAACCAAGGAGACAGCGGCATGATCACCACCGAACCGAAACTGGCCTGGGCCATGGCCATGGATAGCGGCGTCCGATCCCAGCTGGGCCCGATCATGGAAGATCTCGAGACCGGCGGCCGGGTGCAGTACAGCACCCGGGGCGGGGCCGGGGCCAGTCATGGCTCCGACTACGCCCCGATCTATGCCGAGATCACCCGCATGGAGCGCGAGGAGCCTACTCTTGCGGCCATCGGCCATTTCCTGTGCCATCCCTCGACCGAGCAGGCGAATGCCTTTCTCGACGCCGTTGTGGAGGCTGTCGAAGGCAAGGTGATCGAGAGCATCCCGAACTGGGGCGACGGTCGCGCCTGGAAGCCGGCGAAGAAGGAGCGCGTGCACTGGCTGATCCACGTCGCTCTGCAAGAGCGGCAGCGCAACCTCTCCAACGCCCAGCCGGCATGGGGCCCGGAGCGCATCGGCGCCCACATGGCCGACTGGTACGGCGTGGCGATCGTTACCCGCAAGTGGCACCAGGACTGGCTACCGGTGTGGTCGGTGATCCAGGCGGCGATCAACCACTGGGAAGGCGAGGCCATGGAGCCGATCAGCCAGACCATCGGCGACGTGATGCGGCATTTCCGCCAAGCTGCATGAGGATGGCTCACGAATATGACGCTCTTGCGTGAATTTCCCTTGATTTCTTAGCCCCGGTCGGATACCTTGTTCGTAGGCTGGACGGCAATACGCCCAAACAGCCACGACATATCGAAGCCTCGGCACCTGCCGGGGCTTTTCTCGTTCCGGGCCCGCCATCGTGCGGGCCTTTTTCGTTTCCGGGGTGCCCATGCGCTGGCTCGATCACGTAGACGCCATCCCGCATGGCGCCATCCGCCTCGCCTGGGCGAAGCATGTCGACGATGCGTTCGCCGAGCGGGTCATCGAGATGTGCGAGGACTTCGGCTGGTCGATGGACCAGGCCGGCCACGTCATGGCGTGCATCGCCTTCGAGAGCGGCCGGACGTTCAGCCCCTCGATCCGCAACGCTGCTGGCAGCGGCGCCACCGGGTTGATTCAGTTCATGCCGGCCACGGCCCGCGGCCTCGGCACCACGACCGACCAACTGGCCGAGATGACGCCGATCCGCCAGCTCGACTACGTGCAGGACTACTTCCAGCCGTACCACCGCCGGATCCGCACGCTCCCCGATATGTACATGGCCATTCTGCTACCGAAGTACGTCGGCGAGCCGGGTGGCAGTGTCCTGTTCTCCAGCGGCATCGCCTACCGGCAGAACGCCGGCCTGGACGCGAACAAGGATGGCGAGATCACCAAGGACGAGGCCAGCGCCAAGGTCCAGAACATGCTGGTCGAAGGCCAGCGCCCCAACAATTCCCGGCTGATCGCAGCCTGACAGGCTCGACGATACCGCCAGAGTAGCGCGAGCGAAGCCCATGCTTTTGATACGCAGGTCCACCAAGGAGGCGGGATGACACAGAGAAACGTCCAGCTCCCTCCTCTTGAGGTGCTGCAACAAGCTTTCGATTATCGCCCAGAGACCGGGGAGATGTTCTGGCGACATCGCCCGCTGGACTTCTTCCGCGACAGGCGCGCGCAGTCCATTGCCAATGCTCGTGCCGGGAAAGAAGCCACCTCGGTAGCCAGAAACAGGTGGGGCTACGAGTGGAAGAAGGTCGGCCTTACCTGGGACCACAGCCGTCGGCGCAGGAATATTCTTGCCCATCGGGTCATCTGGAAGCTGATGACTGGCGATGAGCCGCCGGAGCAGATCGACCATAGAGATGGAGATGCCCTGAACAACCGGTGGGACAATCTCCGCGATGGCACGGAGAAGAACCACCTGAATCGCGCCATGCCAAAAGACAATTCTAGTGGCGTGACCGGCGTGTACTGGATGGCAAAAAAGCGGAAGTGGGCGGCTGTCGTCAGAATTGAGGGGCGATCTAAGCATCTCGGGCTGTTTGCCTTTGATGATCTGGACCTGGCTGCAATGGAGGTGCTGGAGGCCAAGGTCGACATGGGTTATTCGCCTCGCCACGGAATGGGTCTCGCTCCATATCACACGAAGGAGGCGGGATGAGCGATAGTCCCGAACAGACCGTGCCAGTCAGAGCGCGCACCAAGCTCGAAACTCATATGCAGACCCTCTTGCTCACCCTGGTGGCCGGCCTCATCGCCTGGCAGGGCGTGACCACGCTCAAGCTGATCGAGACCTCGGCCCGCCAGGATGAGCGGATCACCCAGCTCATCACCCTGACCGAGCAGCTCCGCAACGATCTGCGGGACGCCGATAACCAGTACATGACGATTCAGGACGCCTCGCTCTACCGCGACCAGATGAATGGCCGCATCGATGCGCTCACGAGCCGCCTGTCCCGTCTGGAGAACCGCTGATGGATTGGTCAGATGTCGCAGAGACAGTGGGCAAGGTCGCGCCGGCTGCTGGCAGCGCTCTATACGGTCCCCTTGGGGCTGCAGTTGGTCGCGTCATCGCTGATCAGCTGGGCGTGGAGCAGTCACCAGAAGCGGTTGGCCAAGCGGTGCAGGCCGATCCCGAGGCGGCGGTGAAGCTGCGCGAGATCGAGGCCGGCGCACAGGCGGCCGAGGCCCGGGAGCGCACCAAGCGCCTCGAGGCAGTCAACGAGACGATGCGCGCCGAGCTGGAGGCCAAGAGCCCGCTCAAGAGCGGATGGCGTGGTGCCACCGGCTGGACGTTCGCCCTGTCGTGCGCCGGCATCATGGGCTCGATCGTGTGGGCCATGTTCCAGCCCGGCAGTGATAAGCCGGAGTTGCTGGGCCACGCCCTGGTGATGTTCGGGATCATGGCTACCGTGCTCGGTATCGACATCAACCGCGCCGGCCGTGAGCGCCTGGCGACGATGGGCCAGCAGCCCGACACCTTCATGGACGCCCTTAAGGCGCGCGTGTCTGGCAAAGGCGTTTAGTAGATCTATCAGAACCTGAGGTCGGAGACAGATATGGCCCTTCGCATTCGCTCTGACGGCCGCATACTCTGCGCCGCTATCCATCCGGAGCGGCCGGGGGACATCTACCTGAATGATGGTGATCATTATCATCTTTCAGTCGAGCTGAAGGCGTTGGTGACAGAGCCTTGTGAGGAGCACATGGAGCGGGGCGAGTGGTGGTGGAAAAACCAAGTGCCGGAAGGGGTCGTGATTGATGGATTCTATCTGGCCTGACGAAGCTAGGCGCGGGCTGCCGTATACAGCCCGCGCCACTACTTAGCCTAGGCGCTTGCAATGGCTGCACTTCGGCTTACCGCCGGTGCCTGACTGGCGATTCTTGGTTTCGATGTTGTTTCCTTCGGTACACGAGTTGTTGTCGTGATGAACGCCGCTGTCTTTGGCATGGAATGGGGCGACTTTGGCCATCTTCAGAACTCCTGCGTAGAAGTCGCAGCACATGCTGCCCACTGAACTTAGGCATTGATGCGGATGTAACACTATTTCAAAACATCAGGTTTTAGTAAGACTTTCGTACTAACAACCTTCTAGGCATTGCGAAGGGCCTAGTGTCATGGCCCCGCCACCGAGCGGGGCCTTTCTTTTTCGGGAGGCCTCATGGCGAAGGAATCAGTCACCCGCCTGCCGTGCGCTACCTACCGCACCGACATTCCGGCAAGTCTGCGCGCCTTGGCCGACCAGCTGGAGCGCGGCGATAACCCGATGCCGGAGAGCCTGGTGATCGTCTCCAGCGCTGAGGATGAAACCGTCGAGGTCTTCGCCCAAGGCATCCGCGCCGACGACGACGTGTTCACCATCGGCCTGCTGGAGATGGGAAAGGGGCTGGTGATCTCCAATCACACCGGTAGGGGCGCCGAGGAATGACCATGGACATCGAGGCCATCAACCTCCGTCAGGGCATCGCCCTGACCGACACCGGCGAGACGGTACCGATCGACACCCTGTTCGATGCTGACGGTGACGAGTGTTCGGCGGGCGACGATCCCCGGGCCTTCATCGCCCAGCTACCCGACGGCACCTGGCTGTCAGCTCGCGTCGACGGCTATGAGGCCGTGACGCTGCAGTAGACCGACAACGAGGAGCGTATGACCAAGACTGCCAAGGGGGCTGTCGAGCTGACAGCTCGGCAGTCTCGATTCGTGGACGAGTACCTCGTCGATTTGAACGGCAAGCAGGCCGCAATCCGCGCCGGGTATGCCGAGAGATCAGCCGAAGGCACCGCCTCCCGGCTGCTAAGCAATGCGAAGGTCGCGGAGGCCATCGCCCAGCGCAAGGCCCAGCGCTCCGAGCGCACCAAGGTCGACGCCGACTACGTGCTCCACCGCCTGGTCGAGATCGACCAGATGGACGTGGCCGACATTCTCGCCGACGACGGCAGCATCCTGCCGATCCGTGAATGGCCGATGGCCTGGCGTCGAACCCTTTCAGGCCTCGATGTCAGCGAGTTGTGGGAACACAACGGCGACACGCGCGAACAGATCGGCCTGCTGAAGAAGATCAAGTGGCCGGACAAGGTGAAGAATCTGGAGCTGCTCGGGAAGCACGTCGACGTTCAGGCCTGGCGTGAGCGCCAAGAAATCTCCGGCGAGCTCAAGACCACCGCCCCGACCATCAACATCACGAGGGAATGATGAGCGACGATGCCGCCCTCAACGTCAGGCTTCACAGGCGACAGGGGGAGGCGTTCGACTCAGAGGCCACTGAGATTCTCTACGGCGGCGCGGCCGGCGGCGGGAAGTCTCACCTGATGCGTGTGGCTGCCATCATCTGGTGCGCGGAGATCGCCGGCCTGATGGTCTACATCTTCCGCCGGTTGTCCGACGACCTGGAGAAGAACCATCTGTACGGCCCTGGCGGCTTCTTCGAGCTGCTCGCCCCGTGGTTCAAGACGGGATGGGCAAAGTACAACGGCTCGAAGCACTACATCGAGTTCTGGAACGGATCGCGCATCTTCCTGGCCCACTGCCAGCACGAGAAGGACAAGTTCAAATACCAGGGCGCCGAGATTCACGTCCTGCTGATGGACGAGCTGACGCACTTCACCGAGAGCATCTACCGCTACCTTCGAGGCCGTCTGCGCCTGGGTGTGCTGGAGCTTCCCGAGAAGCACCGGGGCAGATTCCCGCGGACCATCTGTGGCTCGAACCCTGGCGGCGTCGGCCACAACTGGGTGAAGTACGCCTTTGTCGACTCGGCCCGCCCGATGGACGTGCATAGGGCGGCGAAGGCTGACGGCGGCATGCTGCGCCAGTACATCCCGGCGCGGCTCAACGACAACCCGTCGCTGCTCGACAACGACCCCGACTACATCGATCGTCTGGAGGGCTTGGGTAATCCCGCGCTGGTCAAGGCGATGAAGGACGGCGACTGGAACATCGTGTCCGGTGGCGCCTTCGATGACGTCTGGCATGAGACTCGGCATGTCGTGCCGCGCTTCGCCGTGCCGTCCAGCTGGTACGTGGATCGCTCGTTCGACTGGGGCTCAACCCATCCCTTCTCTGTCCTCTGGCATGCGGAGGCAGATGGCACCGAGGTAGCGCTGGAGGACGGCCGCACCTTCTGCCCACCCAAGGGCTCGATCATCGTTTGCCATGAGTGGTACGGCGCCAAGGGGCCGAACGAGGGCCTGAAGCTGTCGGCGCCGGAGATAGCCAAGGGCATCAAAGATCGCGAGACATCGCTCCGCGACGGCGACTGGCTGCCCGCAGCTATCAAGCCGGGGCCGGCCGACAACCAGATCAGCAACGTCAACGAGTCCGGTAGCGACAGCGTGGCCAAGAAGATGGAGGCGGAAGGCATCAAGTGGACCGAGTCGGACAAGAAGCCCGGCTCGCGAGTGAACGGCCTTGAGCTGATCCGCACCCGACTGAAGGAGGCCGCCAAGGAGGCGCCCGAAGAGCCGGCGCTCTACTTCATGGACCATTGCCGCAACATCATCGCCCATCTGCCGGTCCTGCCGCGCAGCGAGCGCAATCCGGACGACATCGACACCACTGCCGAAGACCACGACTACGACGCCCTGCGCTATCGCGTGATGCGCAAGCGGCCCAATGCCGGCATGCGCCGGATCAGAGGACTCGCCTGACTATGCCCGTCACCACGACCCACCCCCAATACGACGCCCGGCTCGCCGATTGGGAGCTGATGCGCGACAGCCTGGAAGGCGAGGGGGCTATCAAGAACGCGGACGCCGGCTACCTGCCGAAGACCAGCGGCCAGCTGGCTCTCGAACACCAGGCGAATACCGACGAGAGCGCGATGCTGACGCTCGACGAGGCGAGGGAGATCTACCGGGCCTACAAGCGCCGCGCCCAGTACCCGCTGTGGGTGAAGGACAGCCTGCGCACGATGATGGGGCTGGTGTCTCGCCAGGAGCCGGAGATCAGCCTGCCGGCGTCTCTCGCCTCCCTCGAGGACGAGGCCACGGCCGATGGGTTCCCGCTCAAGACGCTGTTCCTGCGCGCTGTGCTCGGCCTGCTGGCCTATGGCCGCCAGCCTTTGCTCGCCGACTGGGATGGCGAGGGCCGGCCCTACGTGGCCGCCTACGGCGCCCTGGACGCCATCAACTGGCGTGAGGCCGACAACAACGGTCGCCGGGATCTGGTGCTGAGCGTGCTCAAGGAGGCTGTCCACAAGGGCGACGAGTTCAGCCACGACAGCGAGGCCCGCTACCGGGTGCTCGACCTGTTCGAGGGCGCCTATCGGGTGCGGCTGCTGGCCGACAACGGCGAGCCGGTCGAGGAGGAGTCGACGCCCGGCACCGACCAGGGCCCGCTCGACTTCATCCCGCTGGTTTATCTGGGCAGCACCGACAACAACGCCGACACCGACGAGATTCCGCTGCTGACGATGGCGAAGGCGGCGCTCAAGAGCTACCAGCTCTCGGCGGACTACTACACCTCGCTCCATTACACCTCGCACCCCCAGCCGTGGATCGCGGCCGACCTGGGCGAGGACGAGCAATTCAGCGTCAGCGGCCCCATGGCGGCGTGGAACGTGGGCAAGGACGGGAAGGTCGGGTATCTGGAGTTCCGGGGCGCCGGTATCGAGGCCAACCGCACGGCGATGCAGGACCAGCGCAACACCGCGCTGGAGGCCGGGGCCCGAGTGATCGATGCCGGCGCTGATGAGTCCGGCGAGGCCCGCAAGGCCCGCCAGAGCGACCAGCACACCAGCCTGTACAGCGTCGTGGTCACCGCGGCCGAGGGCATCGAGCAACTGCTGCGCTACTTCGGCCGCTGGCTGAACCTGCCGCAGGCCGACATCGATGCCATCGCGTTCAAGGTCGAGCCGGAATTCAGCAAGGCCGAGATCGACGCCGCGATGATGGGCATCGTCCGCGATCTGCGCCTGGCCGACGAGGTGCCGCAAGCGGTGCTGTTCGAATCACTGCGCAAGGCTCAGCTCACCAGCCTGACCGACGAGGAGCTGCTGGCCCTGCTGGATGGCCAGGTGACCAACGATGAGTGATCGCGAGGACGCACAGCGCCGGATCGTCACGGCCCTGGCGCAGCATGTCTCATACCTGCATCGCACCGGGACGGCGCACGTCAACAAGGCGCTGGCGATCATCGACGAGATGAGCGCCGAGATCCCGCGGGAGATCGGCGAGCGCCTCGACAACCTGACGCCGGCCGAGCTCCAGGCATTCGCCCGGGGCCGCTACCACACGACCCGGCTCAAGGGGCTGCGCGACGCCATCGACCGATGGGCGGCGACGCTGGGCGAGCGCATCGAGGCCATGAGCATCGAGGAGCTGTCGAGCCTGGCCGACCAGGAGGCCGGCTACGTCCGAGACCTCATCGCTCAGGCGGTGGAGGGCGACATTCCGCCGGCGCCCGCCGCGGCATCGGCTGCGCTTGCTCGGCCGGTGATGGGGGAGTTCGTCGAGGACATGCTGGCCGACATCGGGCCGGCGACCCGCAATCGGGTGTACAGCACCATCCGCCAAGGCGTCAGCGAGGGGCAGAGCAACAGCCAGATCATCCGGGCTCTACGCGGGACGCCGGCGCTCAAATACCGCGACGGCGTGCTGCAGACGACGCGCAACAACGTCGACAACGTGGTGCGCACTGCCCGGCAGCACATGAGCAACGAGGCCTACCGGGAGACCTACAACGCCTTGGGCGTCACCCATGTGGTCTGGGTGGCTCAGCTAGAGGGCCGGACCTGTCGCCGCTGCGCACCGCTTGACGGCCGCCGCTGGAAGATCGACGAGCCACACCCCGAGCCCCCGCTTCACCATCGCTGCCGCTGCTGCCTGGCGCCCTCGCTCGATGGCGACATCATGGGTCAGCGACCCTACGTGCGGGCCCTCAAGGTCAAGGGGCGCGACGACCAGGCCAAGTTCCGCAGCATCGGCAACATGACCAAGAAGCAGCGCGAGGCGGCCGGCCTTGAGGTCGGCCAGGTCGGCGCCGGCACCACCTACTCGGATTGGTTCTCGCGGCAGAGCGCCCGGTATCAACTCGAATGGCTGGGCGACCGGCGCTACCGGCTCTACAAGGAGGGCGGCTACAGCCTGGACCGATTCACCGACCCGCAGCAGCGCGAATACACCCTCGACGAGCTGCGCGAGCGTGACCGGGAGACCTTCGCCGAGGTGTTCGGCGAGGCGGCATGAGGTAGGCTGAGGGCATGACCCCCGCCGATCCTGACTTCATCACCTGGTGGCGACTGTGGCAGCGACTGCAGTCCGGCAGCGGAACGCTCGCCGACCAGCTCCAGGCCCGCCTCTGCTGGAACCTCTCTTTCGAGGTTCGACGCCGTCTCGGCGACCTCGAAGACTGACCAACGATTCAATTCAAGCCCCGCCACCGTGCGGGGCTTTTTCATGGCTGCTCGCCAGGCGGGCGGCCCCAACGCGCTCAAGGAGCACGACAACATGCCACTGGACATCGATCTCACCGAACTCGGCATCGAGCTGGACGACGACAAGGCCAAGGCCCTCAAGGAGGCGCTGGACACCAAGCACGAGGAAGCGCTCAACAGCGAGGTCAGCGGCCTCAAGTCGAAGAACGGACAGCTGATTGAAGCGCAGAAAACCCTCAAGTCCCAGCTCAAGCAGTTCGAGGGTCTGGACCCCGAGCGGGCCCGGAATCTCGAGCAGCAGTTGGCTGAGAACGAGGAGGCCCAGCTGATCGCCGACGGCAAGCTCGACGAGGTGCTGAACAAGCGCACCGAGCGGATGCGGGAAGGCTATGACCGCCAGCTGAGCGAGGCTCAGCAGACCGCCGAGAGTGCCAAGGCCTTCGCCGACAAGTTCCGCGGCCGGGTCATGAGTGACGAGATCCGCGCGGCGGCCTCCGAGGTCGGCATCGTGGATTCGGCCGTGCAGGACGCCGTCTACCGCGCGAGCTCGCTGTTCGAGGTCGATGACGAGGGCAATGTCGTGCCCCGAGAGGAGGCCGGTCTGGATGCAGACGGCAAGCCTCTCACCCCTTCCGCATGGCTTGAGTCCATGCGCGAGAAAGCTCCGCACTGGTTCCCGCAGCCCAAGGGGTCGCAGGCGCCGGGTGGCGGAGGTGGTCCGTCAGCGCCAAGGGCGTGGAAGGACGCGAAATCTACCGCCGAAAAGGTGGAGATCCTGAAACGCAAACAGAACCAATGAGGTAACGCCCTATGGCACTCGCAGATATGAAGGTCTTCAACGACTTCCTGTACTCGGCAGCCACCGAGACCATCCGCCAGCAGATCGAGCTGTTCAACGCCGCCACTGGCGGCGCCCTGCAGCTCCAGCAGGCGGGCAATGTGGGCGACTTCGCTCACGAGGCCTCCTACAAGGCCATCGCCAACCTGATGCGCCGCCGTAACGCCTACGGCACCGGCGCCGTGACCCCGACCACTTTGGCCCAGATGGACCATGTGGCGGTGAAGATCGCCGGCGGCACCTCGCCGGTGGAGTTCCAGCCGCAGCAGTTCCAGTGGATCCAGCGTCAGCCCGAAGAGGCTGGTGTGGTGATCGGCGAGCAGGTAGCCCGCGGCGTGATCGCCGACGAGGTGAACACCGCTATCCTGGCCCTGCAGACCGCCATGATCGGTAACACCGCCGTGGCGCATGACGCCACCGCCGGCACGCTGAGCCTCAACGCCCTCAACAAGGGCGCCGGCAAGTTCGGCGACCGCATGATGGACATCATGGTCTGGGTGCTGCACTCCAAGCCGATGACCGACCTGTTCGACGGTGCGCTGACCAACGGGAACCAGCTGTTCGAGTTCGGCACTGTGCGCGTCACCCAGGACGGCTTCGGCCGCCGGTTCGTGATGACCGACTCCCCGGCGCTGTACGAGGCCGACGGCGGGGGCGCGGGCGTCGATCACTACCACACCCTGGGCCTGGCCAGCGATGCCGCCACCGTCGAGGACAACAACGACTACTACGCCACCGTTGAGGAGAAGACCGGCGACGAGAACATCCGCCGCATCTTCCAGGCCGAGTACACCTACAACCTGGGCCTCAAGGGCTACTCCTACGGCGGCGGCAAGTCGCCCGACGACAGCGCGATCGGCACTGGTGCCAACTGGTCGCAGATCGCCAGCGACGTGAAGGATACAGCAGGTGTCGTAGTAACTAGCTTGTGATGCCTAGCGGGCGGCCTGCGGGCCGCCCGCTGGCCTGTTGATAGGAGTCAGCCATGCACCTGATCTACACCACGCGCCGCCGCGGCTTCGAGCCCGGGCGGCAGTACCGCAATCCCCGCTTCTTCGCCGGCATCGACAAGGCGGCCACTGCCGTAACGGTCGAGGGCAATCACCCGGCCGTCGTCGCTGCCTACGAGGCCGCCGACATCGAAGTCGAGGTGATCGGCACCGAGGAGGAGCGCCCGGACGACGCTGAACCCGGCATCCAAGTCGACGGCCAGGGCCTGGAGCCCGCCGTCGATGAGCAGGCCTACCGTGCCGGGCTGATGGATGCCATTGAGAAGGCCACCGGCAAGCGCCCCGGTGCAAACACCAAGACCGAGACCCTGGAATCCCGCTATGCCGAGCTGGCTCCGGCCGGCGACGAGGTCGAGCAGCCCGAGGAGTAAGCCATGGCCCGCTATCGAAAAAAGCCTGTCGAGATCGAGGCTGTGCAGTTCCGCGAGATGTCGCGCACCCAGCGCAAGCACGGCGTCAGCGTCGAGCGCAACGAGGACGAGGTTTCCCGGTTCATGGGAAAGCCAGTTCGCACCCGCTTCATTCCCGAGGAGGGCAACCCCGAGGGGCGCGTCGTGCTGGAGATCGAGACGCTGGAGGGCGTCATGCAGGCGAGCGTGGGCGACTACATCATCCGCGGCGTTCAGGGTGAGTTGTACCCCTGCAAGCCGGACATCTTCGCCGCCACCTACGAACTAGCGGAGTAACCCATGGCCACCTACGTCACCGTCAGCGACGTCGACACCAAGCTGGGCACTGGCTGGGAAGGAGAGGGCGACAAGGCTCGCGCTGTCCTCGAGGCCAACACCTGGCTCACCGCCAAGCGGGTCCGGCCCTCCGATCCTGTCGACGATGACGTGGTCATGGCCGGCGCCCTGCTGGCCCAGGAGGCGGCGGCGGGAAGGCTCTACGCCGACACCGACGGCGCCGTGAAGAGCGAGCGGGTCAAGGCCGACACCGTCGAGGTGGAGACCGAGTTTCAGGACGGCGCCCAGGCGCAGACCGGCGCGCTGTCGATGATCGCCGACCTGATCGCCCCATACCTGCCGAAGACGAATGGCGTCACGATCCTCCGGAGGCTGTGATGGGCTACATCCAGGGCAAGATCAACGCCAAGCTGCCCAAGGCCTTCGACGGCAAGCTGGGCGACGCTGTGCGGGAGTTCGCGGGTCAGCGAGAGATTGCCGGGGAGTACGATCCCGTCACCGGCACCTCCACGACTGTCGTCGCCTACTCTGGCCGCGGCGTCTTCGGCTCCTTCCGGCAGGAAGAGGTCGATGGGCAGCACATCCTCGCCACCGACGAGAAGCTGACCGCACTGCAGTCTGAGCTCACGCTCGACAGCGACGGCAGCCCGGCGACACCCCAGGTCGACGACGAGCTCGACGGCAAGGCGGTGAAAAGCGTCGGGCAGGATCCGGCCAGCGCAACGTGGACCATCGGGCTACGGAGGACGTGAAATGGCCAAGAAAGGCTGGACCTTCCGCCCCACCGAGTTCATGCACCAGGTGGAGGAAGATCTCGTGGAGATGCAGAAGGAGATGGTCCTATACGCACTCACCCGAGTCATCTTCGAGTCGCCGGTCGATAGCGGCGCGTACAGGGCCAACAATCGCATTTCTGTGGGGTCGCCTGATTACAGCAGCGATCCTAGTGCCGGCAACCCGAACATCCCGAAGGGCGCCATGGATCAAGAGACCTACAATCGCGAGGCTCAGAAAATCGTCGCGCTGGGGCCTTATTCCGTCGCGTATGTCCAGAACAATATCATCTACGGCACCGCCATCGAGCACGGGCACTCAGGTCAGGCGGCCCAGGGCGTCTACGGCATCGTGTCCAATGACCTACGGCAGAGGTACGGATCATGAACTTTGACGCCATCCGGCAAGTGGTCGAGATGCGGCTGGCCGCCTGGCAGGTAAGCGGTGTGTTGCCGACGGCGCCAGTCGCCTATGACGGCGTGCCGAATGGGCCGACGCTCCAGGATGCCATCGACAACAAGCAGGCCTGGATCAGGCTTACCGTACTCAACGGCGATGGCTTTACTTCTGAGGTGGGCTCCGCCCCCCGGGCTCGAAGGCCAGGCATCATCTCCTGCCAGATATTCACGCCTGAGCGCCAAGGTACCGCCGAGGCCTACCGTCTCGCCGACTCTCTCTCGGAACAGATCCAATACTGGAGCGATGGAAACCTGGAGACCCTGGCGGCGTCGGCCACGAGGGTTGGCCCATCCGATGGATGGTTTCAGGTGAACCTGAGCGTCCCCTTCACAGCGCACTAGCGCAGTATCAAGCACTAACAAGCCTTGGCGCCCGCCAGGGCTTTTTTCATGCCCGACCGAGAGGTAAAACCCAATGGCTGAGTCCAACATGTACCGCCTGGCCATGCGCCTCGCCGGCTCCACTGATCCGTGGCAGATCCTGCGCCGTACCGATGGCGGCCCCGGCATCACCACCAACCTGACCAACCCCAACGAGGTCGATCCCGACGGCCAGGACAGCTCCATGCTGCTGACCTCTATCGACGTCGGCGGCGACGTGTCGATCGCGTTCTCGGCGATCACCTACGACATGATCATCCGCAACGTAATGGGCACCGACTGGCTGGTGGACGGCAGCGACTCGACGCTGAGCACGATCATCATCGGTCGCAATACGCCCAAGCTGGAGTTTCTGGTCACCTATCAGGACGTCGGCGCCGCGGGCAAGAGCTACGTCATCAAGGACGCCAACATCTCTCAGATGCAGCTGTCGATCTCCGCCGGCGACATCCTCACCGGCTCATTCTCCATCGTGGGCGAGGGGTACGAGGCCGACTACGACGCCAGCGGCGATACCTTCACCGACGAGACGGCCACCAAGCCGCTCAACTGCGCCCAGGACATCAACCAGCTGACGCTCCAGGGCGAAGCGCTGATCGACGTCTGCGTGAACACCATGGACGTCACAATCAACCGCAACTACCAGGGTGATCCCTGCGTCGGCGAGTTGGTGGCCAACCAGTTCAAGGGTACTGCCACGGTCAGCGGGAACATCTCCCTGGCGCTCACCGAGGCCACTTTCGGCCTCCTGCAGCAGTCCATCAACGAGGAGGAGTTCACCGTCACGCTGGACATGACTGACGGCGCAGACGGCAACCAGTACCTGTTCGAGATGTTCCGCTGCAAGCTCGGCGTCGAGATGCCGTCCGGCGGCCGCGACGCTGTGCTCCGGCCTGCGGTCTCATACACCGCGCTGAAAGACTCGGTGGAAGGAACGTCCATCAAGATCTCCCGCACTCTGCCCGCCTAAGGAGGGGACATGGCGCTTTCCTTGAAAGGTCGCTCCGGCGACATGAACGAATCCCGCTGGTTCCAGTACGACGACGACACCGAGGTGCTGGTCGCCCGCTGGGACAACCCCAAGTACACCGTGGGTCTTCAGCGCTTCCGCACGGTCTACCAGGAGAAGCGGAACCGACTGCTGAAGGAGGCCGAAGCCGACGGCCGCCTGCGCTTCACCGACGACATGGCCGAGGTAGACGACGACGAGCAGACCGAGGTTGAGGCGCAGTCAGCCCTGATGGCTCGCCACATCCTGCTTGACATGCGCACCCCGGGGCGTGATGACGGCAAGGTGATGATCGATGGCGAGCCTTGTGACTACACCATCGACCTCGGTGAGACGCTGCTGGAGATGAACGTCGAGCTGTTCGTGTGGGTCATTCAGAAGGCTCAGGAGCTCCAGCGAGACGCCTTCTCTCTGGCTGAGGGCGCTGAAAAAAAGCCGTCGAAGAGCTCCGCTGGCAAATCGAGTGGGGGTCGCAAGAAAAGTACGATGCCATCTCGAAGTTCATAAGCGTCGAGGCGACGCGCCCCGAGCTCGACGGGCTGAGCGCCATGCTGATGGATGCGTTCAGCCTGATCGCCCGGGGTCGCCGGTACATTGCCGGCATGGACGGCGCGGCGAAACAGCCGCTGTCGCTGCACGAGATCAATCCCTACCTGGACCGCTTCGAGCCGCCGATCCCTGAGCGCGAGTTCATTCGCGCGGTGATCCGGATGGACAACGTGGTGATGGAGGGAGAGGCAAACAAGCAGGCCCCGCGCAAGGCGGGGCGCTGATCAGTCTAGGAGGGTGTCGAGAAGGCTCTCGAGCGCGTCGCCAAGGGCATCCACGGCGGCGCGGAAAAGCTCGCTTAGGGTTTGCATGGCGGGCTCCTGGCTAACCAATCAGATTCCAGATGATGGCGCTTCGCCCATCACCGCACTTGTCACCATTGTCGAGGACATACTGGTAGACCTCTCTCGCCTCGGCTCGATCTTTAGGGGTAATGGAGGCGAGAAGACCGACCAGGAAGTCCTCTCTGGCGCAGACTTCGCTATGGTGTTCGTACATCCATTCGCATGCGTGTCTCATTGCATACAACTTGTCCCAGTAGCGGAGCTCGTGCAGGCATTCGCTCAGAGAGCTTGGCACCATGCTTCGGCGGGCAGAAAAGCGCTCGGTTACCTCTTCGCCTTCGAAGAGGCCGATCCAGCCCGGCTCCAGCCCGGCCAAGGCCTCGATGCAGAAGTTCTCAGCAGGCGTCTCATGCATCAGATCGTCACCAAATCGACTGGCAGCCTCTATCTGGAGGTTGCGTCGCTTGATGGCCTTCTCTGCCATGCTGTCGAGGTCGGCGAACCCGATGGAGGCGAAGCTGGCGAACGGGTTGCCTGGGTTTGCACGGTTCAGGTATTGGGTATAACGCTTCTCCAGATCCTTGAGCGGCGTCTTGATGAACTTCGCCGCTTCCTTAGCGCGCTCTATGGCGGCAGGCTCGCCGCTCTGAATGACCTTGTGCAGCCACAGCACGGCGTCGACCTCCTTGTCGCCGGTGACCACTTCCTCGGCGGGCTTTTCGTAGGCGGAAGGCAGGCTCTCCGCGCTCTCTCGCAGGGGCGGCAGGGTGAACATCTCGCGATGAGCGGCGCTCTCAGTAACGTCAGTCATATCGGGCTCCAGGCGCAGGGGTGCCGCACAACCCCTAATGGGGGATGTGCAATAGTTCGAGAGCAAGAGCCCCGGCCGCAGCCGGGGCGGGGTGGGTCACGCTGCCAGGGCAGCTTCGAGGGCAGTTCCTGAGTAGGCTTGCAGCTCCTCGCGAGCCGAGGAGATCCAGTGCAGGCACTCGAACAGGGCGACGCCGATCTGCTGCAGCGGCTTCTCGTCGCTATCCAGATACAGCGACTCGACGACCAGCAGAGCGCCCCGAGTGGCATCCAGGTGCAGACTCACGTAGCTATCGAGCAGGTCACCAGGCGACATCGCGTGGATGCCCTCGCCGGTGGTGGCCATGACATCGGTGATGAGGTCCGCACTGGGCGACGCGGGCTGGCCGTGGATGCGCCGGGCAGCGAATCGCGCGCCCTCGGTGCACAGCCAGAGCTGCCGCACGGCGATGTCGAGAATGGGGCGATGGTCCTCATCCAGCAGGGAGCGGGTGCACTGCAGGAGGCGCGTGGTGGCATCAACGCGCGTGGCGATGCCAGAGATGGCGCGAGTGGTTGGAGAGATCATGCGGCAGCCTCCTGATCGAAAACCACGGCAAGTTTGGCCAACCCCTTCGGAGTCACGCGCACCTGCTCGCACAAACGCTCAGAGCCGTCATCCAGGGTGATGGTCGTGGTCTTGTGGGTCAGGACCTGCTGCTTGCGCCGCTCCTCATAGGCGACCCAGTTCTTGTTGCCGACGCGGCGATAGATCCACCGGTTGGCGTGCAGCCAAGCGATCAGGCGTTTGCGCTGGACCTGGAGGTGTTTGGAGGCATCTGTGAGGCACAGCGACCCCTCGGCATTGGAGATGCGATCATAGGCATCTACCTTCGGCGCCTGCTCGCTGACGGTGGACTCCAGCTCCAACACCCGCTCGGAGTAGCCCAGCAGTACTTCGCGCAGGGTCGCAGGATCGTTGAGGGCCTTCATGGGGTCGGGCTTCGCGGCCTTCTCCTCCAGCTCGCGCAGGCGGCGAATGACCTTCATGCGCAGTGCGGCGCTATAGCCAGTAACGAGGCACTCAGCATGCTCTCGGTCGAGATGAAAAGCCTTGGTTTGGCCGTTGTCGCTGCGTAGCTCCTCAAAAACTCCTTTAATATCAGAGCCATCCAAATTTGGATAGGCTCCGTAGAGCTGCTTCAGCATGGCGCGGACATCACGGATCACATGCATGTGCTTCTTTCCGGTGGTCTCCGCAATCTCCACGCTTGACATGGAGACGGCCGGTGATGTCTGACCTTGGACGTTGCTATGGACCATAGTGGTGCTATCATTCATTGTGTTCGTTCCTTTTGTGAGAGATTGGTGCGATACCCCCGAAGCCCTGGCGACCCCCATCGCCGGGGCTTCCTCGTTATTGCCCCTCGTGGGGCTGCGGGACTGTGTTCCCATGCTCCTTCCTCCATGCGATGCCTTGATCAATCAGCAGCAGCACCTCCTGGGTGAAGCTGCGGCGGGCTGATTTTGCCCATTCGTCGATCTGCTCTCCTCGGCTGCGCTCGATGCGAGTGTTGAAGTGCTTCTTGCGGGCTTCGGTGGCCATGGGCCTCTCCTGTTTGATGGATTGCTTATTCAGTCTAAGAGGCATATTTACGCCTTGCAAGCATTTTGCGGCACACGCGCTCAATAGGTGCATGTTGACGCCTTGGCGGCAATGATAAAAACTTGACGAGACTCGCTTTTTTTGGAGCCTCGCATGGCGGAAAAAAAATCAGGGGCTAGGACGTCGAACAGCGTCAACGTCTCGCTCAGGCTGGATCCGAAGACCAAATACCTGATCGACCTGCTGGCCAGGGATCAGAAGCGCACGATCACAGGCGTGATCGAGTGGGCGCTTGAGCGCGCGGCAGATCAGGAGCGCTTTGACGTCTCGTCGGGCTATGACGGGCCGTCATTCCGCGACATGCTGGACGTGCTGTGGTCTACGGACGAAGCGATGCGCTTGGTGGCCTTAGCCTTCAACAAGCCATCTCTCCTCGACTATGATGAGATGCGGATATGGGAGACGATCAAGGCGTCCCCTGACCTGTGGCGAATCCCCAACCCGACCGTCATGAATAGGCTCGAGCTCATCCATCTGAACGTCGAGATGGTTCAGGCATACTGGGAGCCGATCATCGACCATGTGGCACGGCATAAGCACGCATCTGCGATCCGCCCGTTTAAGCTGACTGAGCACGGCGTCAGTGAGGGGGATGTAAAGAAGATGAAGACGACCCCACCAAGTCTGGAAGAATTCGACGACGAGATCCCGTTCTAGCCGGAGCGCCGCAATGACCCGACGCACTCGCCTCACCATCCCTCGCCGCCAGCCTGGCGAGGTCGCCAAGGCGCGACCCTGCCCTGGCGATCCTCAAGCCCAGCTGGAGAAGGCCCGCCAGATCTCGATGGCCCGCTACGAGGGCGCCTGCCGCAAGCTGGTTAGGGTGTGAGGGTGGCGCCTAGCACACTAAAGCTGCCTTGAACAATACCGATGGCTGGAGTAAGCTGCGCGTCCTCGCCCGGTGGGGCGAATCGCATCACTTTCCTATCGTGCTAGTCTAATGGCGTGAAGTGCCTTTTCAGACTTGTTGCGGAGGCATCTGCTATGAACACTGTGAACCTCAAATCGTCCATTGGCTTCGCCATCAGCATGTTCGGCGCGCTGTCGTCCGGCGTCGGCATGGCGTCTGTTGAGGCTACCCACTACGCGGTTCATCAGGTGCCGACAGCTCATAAGCAAGAAAGCCGCCGCTCTGAGCGCGCTCACATCATGGGCGAGATCGTGCGCGCAAACCGTCGTGCTCGTCATCTGGCGCAGATCTTCCAGAACGAGTGCGTCCGGCTCTCCCAGATGCCTGACGATGCCGTCGTTGACCCGGAGGCCTACCAAGGGCTCGTGGACGCCCTCCGCGATCAAGAGGTCATGCTTAAGCGCATCATTGAGATTGTGGGGCGCGATGAAGCCGAAGACATGGGCATCATGGAGCTGCGCCGCTACACCGCCCGGGCGCGCTCTGCCGCATCAAATGCGACCCTCCTTGCGAAGCAGACCGTCAACAAGCCTCGAGTGGTCGAGGGTGTCGCCAGCGGAGAAGGCATGAAGGCCCTGGCTGACCGCTTCGATGACGAGCTGTCCGATCGCTTTTCATAAGGGGCGTTATGGCGAACGTCCACTTCCATCCAGAAAGTGAATACCTGTTTGATGAAGTGGATGCTCAGCACCCTGGGTTGAAGCAGGCGCTCAGAGACGACTTCAAGGCCTACGTAGAATCTGACTTCGACGACCGCCCTGCGCGCTTCGGCAAATTCGACCTCTATACGCAGCCTCCATGGATCAGAAGCTTGGAGGTTTGGCATATCCATATCTGCATGCCGCCGAGATCAGGCTTCCCTAGCCACCTCGAACAGCGACGTATGGTGTGCCGGAGGGATGAGCCTGATCGCGACGCTGCGCTCGTGTATGTGCAGGGGCTAATCGAAGAAGACGAGTACTGCCTGCTGGCGATGCTCTATCCTCGCGCTCATGAAGAGGCGCGCAATGTGCGCCAGATGCTCTGGATCGGCGACATGGCGCGCGACTTCCGTAACCGGTACTGACCACTAGCCAGCCTTCCTGACCCGCCTTCGCTACGCTCGAGCAAAGCCAACGCAGGGAGGTAGCATGCCCCGGCCGCGGCCGGGGCGAAGCAGGCTCAGCTTGCGAAGGCGAGGCGAGGGCGGCAGCTCAGGGCTGTCCAGCTCTGGCCGCATCAGTTACGCTCAATAGGCATAGTCAAGCCCTGCAGGAACGATCATGGATAGCCCGGCAGACAAATACACGCTGAAGATCGAGAGGACGTCGCCTGACGCTGCGCCTATGCAGTGGGTGGCCGACTGTATCTCCGAGTTTGCCAAGATGCTGGGGTACAAGGCCGACGTTCATCTTCAGGGCATCCGTGACAACTGCATCGCGCTCGACGCGCTCGTCGATCCCAAGGGGGCCTCTGGGGTGCGGCACAACATCGCCAGCTATCGCGCTGATCGGCGCAAGGCTTTTGACAGGTTCGATGATCTGCTCCGTAAGCAAGGCACATATGCCGTGCTTTATGACCAGGATGAGCGAGTCAGGCTTGAGATTCCTGGTGCCAAGATTCCTTACGAAAAGCCCATGTCGGTTCGCCAAAGCACCACGATCAAGGGCGACCTGGAGTGGATCGGCGGCGGTGGACTGGATGAGCCAAGCATAGCCCACTTCATCGCTGGCGACGGCACTTCCTACAAGTGCCGTCTGCCAAGAGATAAGGCCAAGGAGGTCAGCGGGCAGCTCTATGAGACCTTTGTGGTCACGGGGGATGCCCACTGGACGCGGGATAAGAATGGGCATTGGTCTGTGCAGGACTACATCAGCGTGAAGGAGATCGAGCGACTTGAGGATCAAAGCCTAGACGACACGCTGATGGCTCTCCGGGGGACGATGGGCGAATGGACAGAAGTTGAAGACATTGAAGATCTGATTGCTCGCATAAGGAAAGATGCTTGATGGTGGCTCTGGATGCTAACTTTCTGATTCGCTTCATTCTTGGTTCAGACGAAGATGAAGCAAGCAGCATGGACGTGAATGTATCCAGAGCGCTCTACAATATAGAGACAAGGCGCTTTCTGATCCCAACCCCGGCTCTATCAGAGGTCATGGTCCAGATGGATCATGAGCAGATGGCCAGCTTTATCCGATACCTGCACGGCTCCAAGCACTTTATCGTGCAGCCGTTTGACCAAAGAGCTTCCATTGAAGCTGCGCTGGCTGTACGAAAGGCAAGAGACGAAGGAAACAAAAAAGCAGGATCGCAAGAACCCTGGCAGAAGGTTAAGGTCGATTATCAAATTGCCGCCATCGCCAAAGCCAACAAGGCAAGTAGGATTTATACCAGCGACTCAGATATTGACAAGGTGGCGGAGAAGTTTGGGCTTGATGTCGTCAGTTTGGACGACATAGAGCCTCTTCCATCAGAGCGCCAGATCAGCTTGGAGCTGCCGGCCGATGGTGGCTCGCCGGGACTTCACTGAGAACGAATCGCACGGAGGCATCATGAGGAAGTGGGTAGCAGCGCTGGCGGTGGTGGCCATCTCGTTGGCAGGATGCAGCAACGAAGATCACTGGGAGCGGGATGCCAAAAAAGAGATCGACCGCGAGATTGGAAGCTATCCGTCCTTGGATGAGGCGTACGTCGTCGAGAGCAGTGAGTACGCAAACTTCGTTGCAGTTTGCGGCCGGTTCACATCCAAGCAATCCGCGAGCCGGTATTACGACGAACGAAGATTTGTAGTCCTCGGCAGCACTTACAAGAACGCCCCGCTTTCCAATGTGAGCGTCCATATAGACGACGACAGTGGAAGGGCTGTCTCTCCCGATGTGATTGAGTCGGGACCAAAAAACCAGACCGAGTTCGAGCTGATCTACTGGAATCGCCACTGCGTCGACGACGATCACCCGCCTGTGGGGACGGCCTTTATCTACTAGCGCAGAAGCGCCACAATCATCCAGGCCCCGCCACTGAGCGGGGCTTTTCATTTCCAGGCTCGCCATCCGGCGGGCCTTTTTTGTGCCCGGAGGAAACATGGCCGAGTCCCGTCTCAGCATCGTCATCGACTCGCGCACGGCCGAGCAGAAGGCCAAGGACGTGCACCGCGCTCTCCAGGCGTTGGAAGACGCCGGTGTGCGCGTCACGGCCACCACTGAGTCGGTGTCCTCGGCCATGGCCGGCCAGGCTCAGCAGTCGCAGCGGCTCGTCACCAACCTGAACAGCGCTCGCGGCGCCATGGGCCGCATGCAGCAGGCTCAGGCCAGCATCAAGTCGGGGCAGAAGGGGCTGTTCCAGCCGGTGCAGGCCCAGCAGTACGCCCAGAGCGTCAACCGTGCCGCCCAAGCCACCGATGGCGCCGCCAAGAGCTATCAGCGTGCCGGCCTGAGCGCCGCACAGCTTCGCCAAGCGCAGCAGCAACTGCCCATGCAGTTCACTGACATCTTCACGTCTCTGGCATCCGGCCAGCCGGTGATGCAGGTGTTCTTGCAGCAAGGCGGGCAGCTCAAGGACATATTCGGCGGCGTCGGCCCGGCACTGCGCGGCATGGCCGGCTATGTGGCCAGCTTGATCAACCCGATGACGCTGTTGGCCGGCACCACGGCCGGCGTGGTGATCGCCTTCGAGTCCGGGCGCGATGAAGCCCAGCAGTTCAACAATACGCTGATCATGACCGGTAACCAGGCCGGCACCGCGACCGATCGGCTGATGCAGATGGCTGCCGGCATGGATAGCCTGGCGGACACGACCCAGAACCGCGCCGCAGCCGCCCTCACTGAGGTTGTGCGGTCCGGCAAGTTCACCGCCGAACAGTTCCGCACTGTCACCGAGACGGCGCTGCTGATGGAGAACGCCACCGGCCAGGCCATCGACAAAACCATCGAGCAGTTCGGCAAGATCGCAGACGATCCTGTCGACGCCGTCATCGAGTTGAACGAGGAGTATGGCTTCCTGACCGAGGAGGTCTACAACAACATCCGCGCGCTCGAAGAGAGTGGCGACACCCTGGGCGCCCAGCGCGCGGCAATGGATGCGTATGCCGATACCATGCGCGACCGGGCGTCCGATGTTGCTGGCAATCTGGGGTGGATCGAAGAAGCGGCTCGCGGCGTCGCAGGCGCTGCAAAAGAGATGTGGGATGGTCTGCTGAATATCGGCAGGGAAGACACCCTCGGCGAAGAAATCGAGCAGATCCGGGAGAACATCGCCCGGGTCACGGAGACCATTGACTCGGGCCGGTCCAGCAACACCGGCGGTGTGGAGGGTGCTCGCAGGGCGCTCCAGGCTTATGAACTACAGCTCGCCGTCAAGATCGGCCAGCTTGCCCAGGAAAGTGCTATCGCTGAGGCCCAAGGCGAGCAGAACGACCGAGTCCGCGAGCACATCGAGCTTCAGGAGCGCCAAGACCGGCTTGTCGAGGAGAACCTGACCGCCCGCCGTGAGATCGCCAAGGTCGAAGAAGACATCGCTTTCCTGCGCGAGCGCCAGGCCCAGGCCTCCAGCGACGCCGAGCGACAAGAGATCGGTGACGCCATCCAGGCCCTGCAAGAGCAGAAGCGCGGCATCGAGGAGTCCACCGACGCCTACCGCGACCAGCGGCGCGTCCAGAAAGAGGCCGAGCGCGAAGCCGAGCGCCTGATGAAGGCCTACGACCGCCAGGCCAACAGCCTCTCTCGCCAGATCGCTCTCTACGGCGAGACCGGCGAGGCGGCGAAGGTTCGCTATGACATCGAGCACGGGGCTCTGCAAAACCTCTCCGAGGCCCGCAAGCAGGAGCTTGTCCAAGAGGCCGAGGCCGTCGACAAGATCAACGAGAAGCTCGAAGCCCAGGAGGAGTACGAAAAGCGCGTCGAGTCCATCCTCGATACCTACGACAGCCAGGCCCGCAAGACGCAGGAACTCCGCCAGGCCGTCGAAACGCTGAACCGGGCCTACAAGGACCCGGAAGTCGAGATGAGTTTCGAGCAGTACCAGCGGGCGCTGGCCGGCATCCAGGAGGAGATGCGCAAGGTCGCGCTCGAATCTGACCCTCTGACCCAGGACATGGCCCGGGCCTGGGAGGAGGCCAGCAACCGCGTCGACGAGACGTTCGCCGATGCCTTCGCCGGTGCATTCGACAGCTTCGACGACTTCGCCTCGCAGCTCGAGGACGCCTTCAAGCGCCTGCTCGCCGAGCTGGCGTATCAGGCCACGCTGCGGCCGATTGTGGTCGGGTTCACCTCTGACATGCAGGGCGCGCTGGGCATTGGTGGCGGGCAGCAGGGCGGCGGCATGTTCGGCGGCCTGACCGGTGGGGGCGGCCTGGGCGGCTCCGGCAATCTGCTCTCGACCGGTCGCCAGCTCTATAACGGCGTGACCGGCGGCATCGGTAACATCGCCTGGACGGGGGCACCAACCAGCTACGGCGGTGGTTTCGCCGGCAGCGCCACGGCCGGCATGGGCACCACCAGCGCCGGCGGTAGCTACTTCGGCGGGTCCATGTCGAATTTCAGCGGCATGAATGGCCTGGCGTCGGCCGGTGCCGGCTACATCGGCACCCAGCTCGGCGGGGCGGCCTTCGGCGAGACTCAGACTGGCCAGCACCTGGGCACTGCCGGTGCGGCCATTGGCACCTACTTCGGCGGCCCGGTGGGCGCGGCGATCGGCAGCTTCATCGGCTCGTCGATCGGCTCGGCGTTTTCCGATAAGTACGCCGGGGAAGATCCGACCGGCACCCTCAAGACGGTCAACGAGTACGGCGCCGCCGGCCGCGATGGCTTCGAGCGTGAGGTGTTCGCCGATTCGGCCCTGGGCCGGGTGGGCTTCGCCCGTGAGAGCCGCGACATCGACTCCCTGTTCGGCGACCGCGACAACTTCGAGAACGCCCAGGAGTACGCCGAGCAGCTGGCCCAGATGGATAACACCATCGCCCAGCTGGCCAGCAGTGAGGCCGAGCTGGCCGCCATGCGTGAGGCCGCTGCGGATTACGGCCTGTCGAGCATGGGGGATCTGGAAGGGCGGTACGAATCGATCCTGGGCACCCTCGACGGGGCGTTCGGCCGGTTTGTCCGCGGCATCGATGGTGGCGTGGACGAGATCGTCGACACGGCCGTGCCGGCCCGGCAGGCGCTGACGCTGCTGGCCGATGGGATGGAGACCCTGAACCTCCGCTTCCGTGATGGTTCGGTGGCGTCCTACCGGGCGGCCGGCAACCTGGCCGAGCTGATGAGCGGCGTCGATGCCCTGGCGAGCGCGCAGCAGCAGTATTACCAGTCGTTCTTCACCGACGCGGAACGCTTCGGCGACCTCGAGGACGATCTGTCGAGCGCGTTTGATGATCTGGGCGTGGCCATGCCGGACACCGCCGCCGGCTTCCGCGACCTGGTCGAGGCGCAGAACCTGATGACCGAGGCCGGTCGCGAGCAGTACGCCGCGCTGCTGCAGCTGGTGCCCACCATGTCGCAGTATCTGGACGTGATGGATCAGCAGCACAGCCAGCTGCAGGACTGGATTGACTCGCTGCTGCTGTCCGACCAGTCGACGCTCGACCCCAGCGAGCGGCTGCAGGAATCGCAGTCGCAGTACGCCTCGCTGCTGGTCCAGGCCGAGAACGGCGACACCGACGCCATGGGCAGCCTGGGCAACGTGGCGCAGCAGTATCTGGCCGAGGCGGCCAGCTACTACGGCCAGGCCTCGGGCCAGTATGGATCGATCTTCGACGAGATCCTCGACGCGGCCCGCGGGCTGGGCGTGGAGATCGACGGCTCGCATGCGGCGGGTCTCGGTACGGTGCCGTTCGACGGCTACCGCGCCGAGCTTCACCGCGGCGAGACGGTGCTGCCGGCGCCGATCGCTCAGCTCTACCGCGACAGCGCCCCGGGCGGCTCGAGCGACGGTGAGATGCTGCGCACCATGCAGGCGATGCACCAAGAGATGACCCGACTGCGCAACGAGGTCCGTCAGCTGCGCGGCGAGCGTGGCGAGGATGCCGCCCGCGCCGCCAGCCAGCGCGATCAACAGCTGCGCGCCCAGGAGGGCATCGACCGCAACACCCGCACGCCGGTGACCCCCTTGTAACCAGGAGACGATATGCCCCTTCAGCTGATATTCCGCGACACCAACCCGCATGTCGCCAAGGCGGTGGCCACGGCGTTCGAGGGCGTGACGCAGCTCGACGCGGCGTGCGCGAGCATCTTCGACGCTGCGCCGGCCGACGCCATCATCAGCCCAGCGAACAGTCACGGCTGGATGGATGGCGGCATCGACCTGCTCTATGTGCGCCGCTGGGGCTGGCACCTGCAGGACGCCAACCGCCGCGCCTGCGCCCAGCAGCCCGAGGGGCACCTGCCCGTCGGGCGCGCCATCGTGCTCGAGACCGGCGGCAGCGATGTGCCGTGGCTGATTTCGGCGCCGACGATGTTTCGGCCGATGCCGGTGCCACATACCGACAACGCCTACCTCGCCTTTCGGGCAGCGCTCGTCGTGGCGCGGGAGCGGCGGCTGGGCCGGGTGCTATGCCCGGGGCTGGCCACGCTGACCGGCGGCATGCCACCGCCGGTCAGCGCCGCGCAGATGCGCCGCGCCTGGGACGACGTCATGCGTTGATCCGCGCCATCGCCGCCTAGCGGCAACACCCAACTCGAACCCGCCACCCGGCGGGTTCTCTCGTTTCTGGAGGGTCGATGACCGACGCGGATTTTCAGGCCTGGCTCGCCGACCACGCCGCCCAGCGGGTGGTGCTGGCCGAGCTGGATCACGCCGCCGGCACCGAGTACGTGGCCACGCACCCGTATATCTCGCGGCCGGGCGACAGCGACCCCAACCGCATACACGACGACCTGCTGGCCGAGGCCATCGACATCGAGACCCGCATCGATGCGCGGCTGACGTTCGGCCAGGTGCGGCTGATCAACGACGGCGAGCTCGACCCCTGGTTGGGCTTCGCCTGGGCGGGCCACGAGATCCGCCTCTACCTCGGCGGGCCGGATTGGTCCCGCGACGACTTCCGGCTGCATGTCCGCGGCATCAACCAGGGCATCACCGGCGCCCGCCGCGGCGAGCTGGCGTTCGGGATGGTGGATCAGTCGGCGGTGCTCGACGAGCCGATCGACACCGGCACGCTGCCGCTGGACGGCGGCCCGGTGCCGCTGGCCCTGGGCAACGTCTACAACGCCCCGGCGTTCCGGGTCTCGACCACCGCGCTGACCTATCGGGCGTCGTTTCTGGCCGTGACCGGCCTCGCTCCCAAGGAGCTGGGCAACGGGGTGCCGCACAGCGACGACCTGGCCGGCGGCGCCTTCACGCTCAACAACGCCCCGGGCGGGGCGCTGACCGTCGACATTCAGGAATCGCACGACACGACCGACATCCCGCAGTGGGTGGCGTCGCAGTACGGCCTGAGCGTCGCCGAGAATAGCCTCCCCAGCTACGCCGTGGGGCTCTATTACGCCGACGCCGTGACCGGCCGGCAGATCCTCGACGACCTGTGCCAAGGGCAGGGCGGCTACTGGTATCTCAACGCCGTGGGCGAGCTGGTGATCCGGCAGCACCTGGCGCCCTCGACGCCCGACCTGACGCTCTACGCCGACGACATCGAGCGCGACAGCCTGGAGCTGATCGAGACACAGGCGCCGTGGTCGTCGCTGACGCTGCGCTGGGGCCGCAACGCCTCGCACCTGAGCACGGTCGCCGGGACCATCGAGGACAACGACGCCGCCGAGGCCGAGCGCCTCAAGCGCGAGTGGCGCGAATCCACCGCGACCCAATCCCTGCCCGAATATCCCCAGGCCGAGGAGGTCAGCCGCGACAGCGTCCTGGCCACCAGCGCCGACGCCGATACCGAGCGCGACCGCCTGCTGGCCCTGCGCGCGGTGCGCCGTGACGTCTGGCGGATGGATGCGTTCCTGCCCCAGGCCGAGGTCGGCCAGGCCGTCACCGTCGAGGTGGGCGCGCTGGCCGGCCGGGTAGGGCGGATCATCGCCGTGCGGCGCGCGCCGACCCGCGGCATCACCACGCTGGAGGTCTGGCTGTGACCAACACCCTGCGCATGATCGTGGACAACCTGCACGACACCACCACGCTCACCGCCACGTCCGAGGCGCTGGCGGTGGCCTACACCCAGCGCACCGGCCGGGCCTACGTGTGGCGCTCGGCGGACCTCGCCGACCAGGTGATCACCGCCACGCTACCGACGCCGGCGTTCATCGACGCCCTGGTGATCTACCGCCACAACCTGTCGGCCACGGCCACGGTGCGCCTCGAGTTGCTCAATGAGGGCAGCGTCGTCTACGACACCGGCGCGGTCATCGTCTCGGGGCTGGTGGCCCTCGGCGACTTCCGCTTCGGCGTCGATCCCTGGGGCGCCACGTTGACCGATGACCTGCCGATTCAGCAGGCGCCGTTCTGGTTCCCCGCCACGGCGATCACCGGCTACCGCCTCACCATCAGCGACCCCGAAAACCTCGACGGCGTGATGGAGGTCGGCCGCATCATCGCCGGCACCACGGTGATTCCGCAGTTCAACGCCAGTTATGGCGTCGAGCTGGAGTGGCAGGACGCCGCCGAGCATCGGCGCAGCGAGGGCGGTTCGCTCCGCACCCTGGGCGGCGGCCTCGCCCGGCGCCTGGCCTTCGACCTCGACTACATGGACGCCAACGGTCGCGCGACGCTGACCCGCGCCTTCCTGCGCGGCGGCAAGGGGCGCGACGTCTACGTCTCGATGTATCCCGAAGCCGGCGGCCTCGAGGAGGCCGAGCACGCCTTCCTGGCCCGGCGGCAGGACAACTACGGCCATCGGCACGATTTTTTCGCCAACTGGCGCAGCTCACTCACTCTCGTGGAGGTTTAAATGGCCCACGTCCCTACGGTGCCTAATTTCGCCCAGTTCAACTTCGCGCTGGGCGACACCGACGCCGCGATCACCAAGCAGAACGGCCAGAATGCCGCCCTCGTGACGTTCGGCAACGAGCTGCGGCAGACGATGACCACCCTGAACGAGGACATCGATCAGGTCGCCCAGGACAGGGATGCCGCCGCTCAATCGGCGAGCGAGGCCCAGGCGTACCGCGATCAGACCCAGGAGATCAGCGAGGGCGGGCTGCCGCCCAAGGCGGGCAATGCCAAGAAGGTGCTCCGCGTCGCCGACGACGAGCAGAGCTACGAGCTCGACGGTCTGCTGCGGTTCGTGATGCCGGTCGGCGCGGTGATGGGCTTCCCCTGCACCACGGCGCCCTCGGGCTGGCTCAAGCTCAATGGTGCCGAGCTGTCACGCAGCGCCTACGCCGACCTGTGGGCCTTTGCACAGGCCAGCGGCAACCTGGCGGCTACCGAGGCGGGGAAAGACCCGCTGCAGTTCGGGCCGGGCGATGGTTCGACGACGTTCACGATCCCCGATCACCGCGGCGTGTTCCCGCGCTGGTGGGACGACGGCCGCGGCATCGATGCCGGCCGTGGCATCGGCGAGTCCCAGGGCGACCAGAACAAGGCCCACGACCATGGCGGCAGCACCGGAAGCGATACGCACGACCATGGCGGCAATACCAACAACGACACCCACAGTCACAGCGGTAACACCGACTACGACTCACACAATCACGACGTCAGGGTCATCAATCAATACTCCAAGAACGGCAGTGACGTCTTGGAGGACGGCAGCGCCAACGCCGCATTCAACGAGAAGACGATCAGAACCGACAGCGATTCCCACAACCACGGCCTGAATATCAACAGCAACACGCACCGGCACGGCATCAACAGCGACACCCACAACCACGACATCGCGAGCGATGGCGGCGACGAGGCGCGCCCCGTCAATGGCGCGCTGCTGGCCTGTATCCGCTACTGAGGGAGCCCCATGATCATCTATCACTACCATCCTGCGACCGGCGACTTCCTCAGCCAGGGCGAGGCCGATCCGTCGCCGATGGAGCCGGGCGAGTACCTGATCCCCGCCCATGCCACCACGATCGCGCCGCCCGAACCCCAGACGGGCATGCGGCGCGTGTTCGCCGATGGCGGCTGGTCGCTGGTCGAGATTCCCACCGAGCCGACGCCCGATCCTGAGCCGGACCCCGAGCCGGAGGCGCCGGCCGAGGTCACTCAAGACGACCTGCGCGCCGAGCTCTCCCGCGTGCACGACAAATACAGCAGCGGCACCACGCCATTCCAAGGGGCCGACATTGCCATTGATGTCGAGGCGCGCATCAACGCCAGGGGCGTGCTCGATGCGGTGATCTCTGGCCAGCAGCCGGTGCCGTTCGAGTGGTTCGCCGGTGGCGAGACGCTGACGATCAGCAGCCTCGAGGAGATGCAGGCCCTGCACGATGCCATCTTCGCCGCCCTGCGCCGCGGCTACACCGCCAAGGGCGCGGTGCTGGCCAAGATCCCCACCATCCAAGACCCGGCGGCCTACAGCGTCGAGACCGCCTACATCGTCGCCCTGAACAACGCCTGACCGAGGACACCCCATGCGTCTGACCGGCACCCTCTACAATGCGGGCGGCCCGCTCGCGAATGTCACCGTGGTGTTCGAGGCCACGGCCACCACCATGAATGGCGTGCTCTACAGCGCCGATGCGCAGTTCACCACCCAGGAGGACGGCACCTACGTCATCGACCTGGAGGCCGGGCTCTATAACGTCTACTGGATCGAGCGCGGCCACCGCGTGCGCCTGGGCACCGTCACCGCCGACCCGTTCAGCGAGGCCAGCCTGCCCGAGGTGCTGCAGGCCGACCCGACGCCGGTGGACTCAAGCGCGATTCAGGACGAGATCCTCGAGGCGCTGAACCAGATGGCGGCCGACCTCGCCACCTCGGCCGAGCTGCGCGACGAGACTGCTGGACTGCGCGACGAGGCGCAGCAGGCCGTGACCGACGCCAGGGATTACCGCGACGGCGCCGCCGTGGCCGGCCAGGTCTACGCCGACACCGCCGCCGGCCTGGCCGCCGTGGGCGACGGCGACTACTTCAAGACGCCCGCGGCCGATGACGAGGGCTTCCTCACCCTGTGGCAGCGCCAGGACGCCAGCACCGCCCAGCCGATCGACACCTACCCCAGCCTCAACGGGCTGACGGCGGCGATCCAGGCCGCCAACGAGCAGGCTACCCGTCTGAATCGCTCGTTCTCGATGCGGCCCTACAACGGCGAGAGCCTGCGCGCCGACTTCGAGGCCCAGGGCTACGGCCTCGGCGATACCACCGGCATCAGCCGCGCGGTGGGCGAAGGGGAGATGTTCACCGTGCAGCGGGCGACGCCGAAGCGGGCATTTCAGCGCGTGGTCGGCGGCGCAATCCAGCTCGTCGAGGTGCCGCCGGATACGCTGGCCCATGAGTGGGACGCGGCGACCGGGGATTATCTGGGTGTTCTGATCGAGGGGGCGCGGTCGAATAAGGTTATTTTCAGCGAGGATATGAGCACCTCATGGTGGAACCATAATGGCGTTACACCAACACTTCTCGCTGACGGTTCGTTCCGTTTTTCTGAAGCGGAAACCGATGAACCTCATAATGTCGCTACACCGAATTTTGGTTTTTCCGTCGGCGATGACATCACGTTTTCAGCCGACATAAAGGCAGATGGTGTTAGCATCGTCAAACTCGAGATAGGCGGCCCCAGGTGCAGTGCAAACATCGATCTTGCTAGTGGTGTGGTGAATTCCGTCAGCAGCAGCACCGATGAGTATGTCGATATTTATGCGGATGTGAGGCTTGTTAGCGATGGCTTTTATCGGTGTTGGATAACGGCGACCAAAAATGAAGACGCTGCGGACTACTGCCGTATTGAGTTTGCGGGAGGCCCCCATCCTGGGGAACCATCCGATTCGTTTGTTACTCGTCGGTGGATGTTAGAAAGAGGGGGCTACCCTTCCGGTTATATACCCACATATGGGATCTCTGTGACACGTGCAGAGGATCAGGTGCCACGGGACATGGGGGGGCAGATTAATGAGCTCGGTGGCGTATTTTATTGGGAGGGAGATGTATCCCGATCTTCAGTGGCTCAAGCGCTTTTCTTTCTCGGCTTTGATAATGGGAACAGAATCGCTTTGTACCACTTTAACAATAGAATCCTGGTGAGGTTTCAGGTTGACGATCAGGGTGACGATATGGAAAGCATTGCTGTTCCATATGGCAAGATAAAGGTGGCCTTATCCTATAACTTGATTGAAGGGGGCTACTATGTGTCAGTTAATGGAGGGGCAGCCCGTCAGGCCTCCTGTAATGCGATTCCGGCAACTAAAACGCTATATTTAGGCTCCTCCCAGTCTGGGTCTACCCAGATGACGGGCCACATCAAGCACTTTGAATACATCCCCGAGTCTCGCACCGCTGCCCAGGTTGAGGAGATGACCGCATGAGCATGACCGACGCCATTCTCTACGTGCCGGACTATCCGGCCCTGGTCACTCACCTGGGCGCCGAGTATCCGGCGCTGCTGGTTCGTGACGAGGCCGGCGAGATCGCCCAACCGCCGGTGGTGACGGGGTTCGCCCGCACCCCAGCGGCCACCACCACCGACGGCTCTGCGCTGCTCGTCTACGCCCGCCTGCGCCCCGCCGAGATCGAACAGTGGCGCGGCATGCCACACGTCACCGTGCTGGCCGAGGCTCCTTACCAGGGAAAGGGCACCGCCCAGGCAGTCTATGGCCAGGTTTTCGCGGATGCCGACGCGCTCGCCTCCTATGACAGCGTCTACGACCGCACGCCGCGCGAGGTGCCCACCGGCGAGGAGTCGATCACCCTCGTCGCCGATCCGGCCTTTACCGAGCCGACCGAGGTGACCATCGACGTCGATGGTCAGTCGCGAGCCGTCACCCTCACCGACACCGCCGAGCTGGTGGTGCCGGAGGGGGCCGAGGTGGTGCCGTCCCATGCCGCCGTCAGCATCGCCGGACGCGAGGCGATGACCACCGCCGTCACGCCCCCGGCCTGGTTCGGCATTCTCGCCGGCGCCTGACCGGCTCGACCATCCGCTATCGCTCCACCAGGCCCGCCACCCGGCGGGCCTTTTTCGTGCTCGAGGACATGCCATGACCCTGACCCATCTCGCCGCGCTCGCGCTGCTGCTGGCCAGCATCGCCGACACCGTGACCACGCACCGTTTTCTCGCCACCGCCCGTGGCCGCGAGGCCAATCCGATTATCCACTGGCTTATCGAGCACACCGGCCGGGGCTGGCCCGTGCTCAAGGCGCTGCCGATTCTGCCGGCGCTGTGGGCGGCCTGGCACTACCCGCGCGACGACCGCCTCGCCCTGGTGCTGGGCGGGCTGGCCGTCGTCTATGGGGTGGTGGCGTGGCGGAATGCGCAGCTGTGAGCAGCGGCGCCTCGCTGCTAGAGATCGCCGACGATGCGCCAGGGCGATCTCCTACATAGCGCCCGGGCCTTTCTCACTACGCTGAAAGCGTGATGTCAGGCGTCCGCGAGCCCGCGACGGGCCCGCCGCCAAGGAGGCAAGCCGACGTCACAGCTCAGCATGATCTCCGAAGGCCAAGGATGGCCGCCTCAATGCCGCCTCAATGCCGCCGCTCTCCCTGCGCCTCCCGCTCTGCCAGCATCTCCTCGATGAGATCGGCCGCCTCCCGTGCCGCCCGGTCATATGGCCGGCGACGCAGCTTCTCGACTATCTGCTCGGGGGTGAGGGTGCGCGGGACGTTGAATCTGGTCGGGGAGGGCATGTGGTCATCCTTGGGCATGTTGCCCGCCCAAAGTAGCGCAGCCGCACAGGGCATGCGAGGGCCGGGCGTCTCACATCAGGCGTATCCGCGACTGGAAGTCCTCGACTTCTTCTTCGGTGATCCCTCTCTCCAGTGCATCCAGGTAGTCGGCATACCACTGCATCATCAGCTTGCGCTTCTCCAGATAGGCAGCCTTGTCGTAGACGCCGCGGACCCCGACCTTCTTGTGTGAGAGCTGCATATCGGTCCATCGTTCCGGCCATCCGTGCTCGGTCAGCAGGGTGGTGGCGGTATGCCTGGCGCCATGCCCGGTCATGCGGCCCTGGTAGCCAGCGAGGTCGATGCAGTTGTTGATCGCGCTGTGCGAAACCACGGGGGACTTGCTGCCGCGGCCCGGGAAGACGTAGCCGCTGCGAGTCGCCAGCGGCCTGACTTGGCGCAGGCCGTCAATCGCCTGCTTCGGCAGTGGCACCAGATGATCGCGGCGCGCCTTCATCTTCCCGGCAGGTATATGCCAGAGCGCCTTGTCGAGATTCACCTCATCCCAGTGCATCCAGCGCACATTGCCGGGGCGCGAGGCGGTGAGGACATTGATCCTGGCCGCCGTCTTGACGAGCAGCCCACTGGGCGAACCGTTCATGGCACGCAGAAACCCGGGCAGCTCTGACTCGAGTAAGTGGGCATAGGGGGTCGATTCCGGTGCGCGCTTGGCCACCGAAGTCAGGTCGGCCGCCGGGTTGCTATCGCATCGCCCGAGGGCCACGGCATAGCGGAAGATGCCGTTCAGCCAGCCTCGAGCCTTGATTGCTCGCGAGAGGGCGTTTCGATCCTCCAGCCGCTGCTGTACCCTTACGCAGTCGGCGCGCGTCACCTTGGAGATCGGTATCCGGCCGATGGTCGGGTAAGCGTCATTGTCCAGCCAGCTGCGAATACCTCTCAGCGTGTTGTGAGCGATACCCTCGCTCTCACAGTGGGAGTACCATTCCTCGGCCGTGACGGACCAGTTCGCCATGCGGTCGGGGCGATGTGACGCCTTTTCCTGGCGACGCTTCTCCAGTGGGTCGATCCCGTTTGATACGTCGTCGGCAATGGCTTTCGCACTGTCGCGAGCGAGCCTTGCCGACTTGTCGGGGTATCCCCCGACACCCATCCAGCCCCAGCGCCCGGTTTCAGGGTTCTTGTATCGAACCTCCCAGCGTTTGCGGCCGGATGGGCTGACGACAAAATAGAGGCGATCGACACCATAGGCCTCACGGTATTCCTTGGCCTCTGGCTCCAGGCTGGCCAAGACGGTGTCGGCTAGCGGACGACGCTTGATTGCGGTGCGCTTCATGTAGAGCATGCTCGCGTGCTGTATGGTGACGGGCTCACCATACACCAATCTGTATGGCGCCATACACGGGACCATACACGAAAACAGCAT